TTTCGGTTGGGCTGGCCCGGAGGACGCTGCCCACTTATAGGAGGCATAATATATTTTGGGGGTTGACCCGGAGGACGCTGACCGCTTATAGGTGGAATGTCGTTTATTACTTGTGGAGAACGATTACCAGCTCGGGATCGCCTGAGTGCGTCAGTAATGCCGAATATACCTTCTTGTCCAGTGCGTCCGGGTACACCACGATAACCGCTACCTGCGCCATAAGAAGGAGCGGGTACACCACGATAACCGCTACCTGCGCCATAAGAAGGAGCGGGTTGTCCGCGACGGAAAGGAGAGCGTGGCATAGGGCTACTAGCCCCACGATAACCACTACCTGCGCCAAACTGCGCAATACCGCCTTGGGCGTACCTAGGAGTCTCTGGGAGGTCGTTGCTTGATGTAGTATCCCCATCTTCGCGGTACCCACCTGCTCGGTATGGTTCGTCTTCTGTTATTGACGGCTCATCGAATCTACCCCCACGATAGCCACTACCTGCACCCATATTGGGGCTAGACGTAATATCTCCTTCTTCACGGTAGCCACTACCTGCACCCATATTGGGGCTAGACGTAACATCTCCTGCTTCACGGTAGCCGGGTTGCCCACGGTATCCGGCGGTAGACGTAACATCTCCTGCTTCACGGTAGCCGGGTTGCCCACTGTATCCGCTGTTGTTCTTATGGGGAGCACCGTAAGCACGAACTCCGTCGTCGTAAGGAGAGACTCCATAATCGGGGGTACCATAAGAAGGTGCATCCCCCTCAGCAAAACGTGCGTCCTGCTCAGCTTTTAAGAAGTCTGCTTGACGCTCCGCCTGCGCGATTGCAGAGGTAGTAGTGCCTCTTGGGATCATAGTGGTCGTCTGGTTGCCCTGATCTGCACCGTCCATATTAGAGTATATGGTATCACTGAAGTACCGACGTCCACCTTGGCCCGGTCTGCGCTCTGTCTGGGCGCTGTTATCTACCGCCCTACGAGTAGACGTGTACTTAGGTACGCTACCTTTATATCCGCTCTCAGGAATATCCGGGTCTAAAAAGCCCATTGTTTATCTCCGATTATCTAAAACCCACGAAACCTGCTAAGTTGGGGAACTCCATCGAGCCCTTCAAGCCCTGCAAATTCGTCTAGGTTAGTGTCATTAACATTGGCATTAATATCTGTTAGTAGTGTATCACTATCTCGCGTAATGCCAAAACGTTTTTCTTGTGCTCTATCCCTGAATATGCTATCTCCAGAGAAGTCATAGGGCTCTGCAAACTGCATTAAATCGTCTTCACCTTTCTCTTCTTCTGGAGGAGCATACCCCGGCATACCGGCTAGTGGCCCTAGGACACTTAGGAACCTTCCGAAGTCTGGCATATCAGGGAAGTCGAAGTCATCATCGTCTGGTAAGTCAGGCCCGTCTGGTAGCTCGTCACCAAACTCATCAATAACATCGTCTATAGGGTCAATAACATTATCTTCTACGAAGTCCCGTACAGGCTGTATGATGTTATCGTCTATATCAGAACCTAGGTCGCCTATAGGCTTAGTGAACTTCTGCACCACTTCATCATCAAAGTCGCTAAGGAATTTTCTAGCTTGCCCCCCATCGGGTAGCATGTCTTTTAGCGGCTGCAAGTAGTTGTCGTCGAAGTCTCGCCCCATCTGTTCTAGCTTAGGTTTCCATTCGTCCCAACGTTCTTCGGCCCAATCTTCTAATACTTCTTCTCCGTAATCTTTAGCTTGGTCTTTGAGGGAGTCTTCTAGGCTCTTACCGTTTGCTAAGTCAACTAGGGTTTTATGCGTAGCCTCTCTAACTTTAGGAGACATGCTTTTTACTAGGTCAGTATCCCCTATGGCGTTCATACCTTTCTCAAAGGCAACGGCTGTTACTCGCTGCTTAGCAAACTCGTCTAGGTTACCAGTAAGCGTGGCGTTTATAGCGGCCTTACTCTCGTTATACCCCATGGTGTATAAGTCACCAAAGACAAACCCCTTACCGAGGCGTGCTGTGTCATACGCATCTTTTCCCGCCTGCACCGCAGTCGCCGCCGTTGCGCCATTCGCTAGGGCATCAGCTCTTGCAATCTCCCCCAGTTCCTGCGCATCATCTCGACTTACGCCGGGGGTGATAACCTCTGCCATTTCCAAGGCAAAAGGGGTGACTTGCAGCCAATCCTGACTATTGGCTTCTCCCTTGAGGACGTTCTCAATAGCAGGGCCGAGTTCTTTAGTACCCCCGAAGAACCAAGACTCCCCCGCACTTTTAAGTACTTCTAGTGGGTCTTCGTACCACTTCTTCTTTTTGGGTTTTTCCACCCCCTTCTGCACGTCAGAGAAAGACACATTACCTGCATCTAACATAGCAATCGTGGCGCGGCGCTCGTTCTGCTCGTCAGTGAACCCTTCGATGCTACTAGGGCTATCGTACTCTGTGTCTAACTCATCAAACTGTACGATGCGGTAATCATCATATATGCTGCCGGACGCGTTTGTGGCAATAGTAGTTTCATCTTGCAGGTAGAAAAACTTTTGGTCATCTGTCGATAGGTTTGCAGCTACCATCTCTCTATAAACAGAGTCTTCGAGCCGCCCCTGATCTTTTAGGTAGTCTAAGTAGGCGTTCGCTTTTTCCGCATCCATAGTAGAAAACACTTCGCCGAAGGTATCAGTACCTGCCACGGCATCTAGGTAGTCAAACGCGTTTGCGTAATCTTCGGTGCGCCTAGTGTCGTACATATCGTACGCTTCGACTTCGAGTTCTGGGTCTTCAAATTCTAGCTGATTAACCACCGACTCAAAGTAATCAAAGTATTCTTCGTCTGATCGGTATTCCCCCGTGTTAGGATCAATCGTAGTGTAGTCTACCGAGAACTCTTGTAGCTCCCTATCTGTAAACCCTGCGCTCTCTAGCATTTCTAGAGACTCCCCCAACGGCACGTTGAAAGTATCGCCGGTACTACGTTCTACATCGTCTAGATAACGGTTAAGCTGGGTCTCACTAATCTCTCCATTTAGGAACTTAGTTTCAACATCGGCTAAACGCTCTGGACTACCAAAATCATCATCAAAGGGGGAAAGACTATCTAAGTTGTACCCAGAAATAGACCCCTCTGCATATATAGGGTCGCCATCTGCGTCTGTGCCGTAAGTAGTTGGGTTATACGAACGCATGTAGCCTTGGAGGGTGTTAAGGTCTTCTCCATGCAGCTCTCGGAACGCTTGTCGATCTTCAAGGTTGGCTTGGCGTTCAGCGTCAGAAGCGTTCTCCCACTCCTCGTCCGACATGTTAATGTCTTCGCCCATTCCCTTGAGTTGCTGAAAGTACTGATACTGTCGTGACTGGCTCATGTTACGGGGGTCGCCGTAGTCTACATACCCGGAATCGCCGGGCTTTAGAACCTTACGTGTTACGCCAACGGTGCCGCCCCCGGGCACTTGTACACGGGTTGCCCGCCCACTCGCATCAAAATTAGGGTTACTTAGTGTGCCCCCCACGCCTGAACCATCACCCCCAGTAGGGGTACCCCCGCTCGTAGGTGCACCGTACTGCCCTGACTGAATAGCGTCTATACTTTTCAGTAAATCATCCCCACCCGGCATTTGAGATGTAAACGATTCGAGGGCTTGCCGTTGTTGATCTATGGTGAGGTCGCGCCCGTAAATATCTGAGATTTTAGATAGGTTCTCTGGGCGTAAGTAGTTTTCATTGCTGTGCCACCATTCATATATCGCTTTTGGGGCGTCCAGTAGTTTCCCGAACATATTAGCGGTATCTTTGAAAAGAGTGCCCCCAAGAATACTATAGGTTACTTCCGCTGCGGGTATACCTGTAACGTAGTCGTAAGTGTTTTCTAGTCCTGTCCCTATTACGCCGGGCGCACTACCTAGTGTATCTCTAACGGAATTATCTCTGACTGCATCCCTAAGCCAATTACCCGTATTTTTCGAGGGGTCTGTGCCGGGATTAGCATCGTAGAAAGCCTGCCTTTCCGCATCTGACGGTGTATATGAGTAGGCCGGATGGTCAGCTCGCGTGTTATAGACTGGCGGCTTACCATAACCCTGCGAAGTCTTTGTGCGCTCCTCGTGCGTCGAGCGGGGACGTAGGGAGTCAGGGTTTTGGTAGATACTGAAGTTCTGGGAACCACGAGTAGTACCTCTACCACCACCACCACTCATTATGTGGTTCGCCTGCATTGCGCCCATGCCTCTACCCATTACAGCGTAACCTCTCTAATCGTTAAGTTATTGATGAATACACTGGTATAAACCCAAGGCTAACACCGCCTTCAGAAAATACCTCTATTTTTTTGGCTACTGAACCTAGATTAGTAGCTGCCGCAGAGTTGTCAACTCTTAATTTGCCGTCATTAATTAGCATTGGAGTCCCGCCAATGTCACCAGATACTTTAACTGTCTGATCTGAATACTCAACAAACAACTGGCTGTTACTTGTAGAATACTCCCTGAGTCCACCCGGTTTACCAGCATCACTGTATATAGTATGCCCAACCACAATAGGCTCTATCCCAAAGGTGATAAAGTTTTGCCTAGTCATCATCATCTTAATGGTGCAATTATGATCAGGAAAGAAGTTAAATTCATTCCCGCTATCTGGCGGTATCTCTATATCAATAAATGATCTCAATCCGTAGTAAACGTAAGATTGAATCAACTTGCCTAACGCAGTTTCTTCCAAGGGGTTGCCATTAACACCATGTTCACTCTGGGGGATGCTGCCTATATTGCACAAAGAGCTAATGTGCTCAAAGACTATTGGCCTTCCCTGATAGCAAGCAAACTCACCAGTAGAAAACTTTAAGGTCTGAGCATCAAGTGTGCCCTGACGTGTAAAATGAAGTAGCTTGTGATGAACTCCCTCAAGGTAGAGCTTGGCACAAACGAATGTAGCTCTGTCCATGTCAAAACCGCCAGCAGCAAATATAAATCCTTTATTGGTGACGGCAACAAACCCGGGGTCTTCGAATGTACCAGAAGTGCCGCTGAGTGTAGCAATCTTAGTTACAAAACCTTGACCATAAATCTCTGCATCTTTTACCATTACTGCGTCACCAACAGCAACATCTGCATCTGCGCTCACTGTAAAAGTATTGTTACCTGCCGTAACTACAGCCCCTGTCAAAGCTGAACCGTTATTGTTAGTTGCTATAAAGAAGTCACCTACTGCGTAGGTTATGCCTGATGTACCAAGGTATGCGTTCCAATTTCCAGACCCTAAAGTTGTTATTCTGTACCTTGTGTTGTCAACAAAACTTCCCGCATTAACACTTGCGCCTTGAGGTATTGTAAAAGTACCTGTAGCTGTGGCCTTACCGCCAGCAAAGAAAGCCTCAAAAGCATCTAAGTCAAACGCCTTAGCGTAAGCATCAGCGGCGCACTTGTTGACTCGCAAAACACCCACAGCGCAGTCATCGAAACCATTAACATGTAGGAAGTTCCATGCTTGATAGCACTTAATAATCTCTAGTCGAGCAAACCAAGTACGTGTGTACGGGAGAACTGGCCCATAGTTTGTAACCTTTTCAGGCTGGAAGAATGCGCAGTGTAATCTGGTAATGTATAAAGACTCAAAGTATCCGTTGAGTGCCTGAACTGGGCCTGAGCCATCCTGTTGGGCAATAGCAACTACGTTTTCAAGATACTTTACTTCCCCGCCCATTAATTTTTCTTGGCCATTTGAGGTTAGAATAAATCTGCCGTGGAATGCGGAGTAAGCCATCCCATCAATGTCAAATAGTACAGTGTAAGGATTGCCATTATCAGGGTTGTTATTAACTACTCCAGACCTGCCTGTAATCGAAGTATAAGTTCCTGTAGTTAAAGCTCTAAATCCAGCGCCGGCACCACACAGTAATGTGACTGGGACGCCAAATGCAATAGTAGCGCCAACAGAATAAATCTTATCTTCTAAGTCTATCGTGCCCCCACCGTTATTCTTGACGTAAGCAACCATATCTAGGATAGCTGCGGTATCATCTGAGCCATCGCCTCCCGCACCGAACTGCGCAGGGGTAATAGTGCTAGAGGTCTGTGTCCGTAACGCTTTATCTATCTGGTTAAAGTATATACGTAAGGCACGGTTATTTTCATTAGCCGCAATCTGGCTGTATTCGGTTGGGGCGTTCGGCAGTGCCGGAGCTACAAAGGGTACGTTATATCTAGTAATATCCCCGGGCATTATCTTCTCCCATCAGGACGTATCTCTATACGAGGCTTACCTAACTGCCACTTGGCTCCCGCGCCTGTAGACTCTACTTTTAACGTGAGCTGCCTACCTCTAACGCGTACGTCTACCTCCCCAGTAAATTCTTCGATGGGGGTAGTGATCCCACGCACTACATTTTGCCCTGCCTGCCCACCCTCAGATAGGGGGTTGTTGTACCCCGAACCAGAGTTTTTACTGGGGAACAGCGACATGGTTACGGTAGCGTTACCTGCTTCAGAGCCGGCAAAGGATATATCTGGGTATATCTTATTTACAAAAGAGAACCTATCACCATCTCCTATGTCAAATTGTGCAGAAGTTATGGATGCAGTTATAGGGCTAGTTGTGGCTAGTTCGCTGTCGTCCGTACCTAACTCATGCTCTACCACAACGCCGTTATACGTAGCAGCGAAAGGGTGGTTCTGTATCCCAGAGTCCAGCCATGCAGTGCGCGCCATAGTACCGTAGTACCATATGTTTTCTAGGTAGTTGTAGATGACGTACTTATCGTTAGTGAGAGAGTTCTTAGAGGGGTAGTGCCACCATATTTCGTGGTAGGACTCGTTTGTACCCGCCGCAACTTGCTCGGTCTGTTCAGAGTTAAAGTCGTCGAATATATACTTACGTAGGTCACATGGTAGGGATTGGGTTCGCCCATCGTAGACGTAGAACTTATCTCTACCCATCCAGAAGGCCATACCATTAGCATAAGCTACAGCGTTAGTCCCTGCGATAGAGGTATTTTCGCCTACAAGCTGAGCAGACCACACTGCGGGCGCACCTACATACTGCATCGCATACACTGCTGCATCTGTAAACACTAGTATTTCTTGTCTGGACTGGATAGCGGTAACGATCTTACTGCCTTTAGATAGTGTTATCCCGCCCGACTGGTTAGTAGCTGCCGGCGTCCAGTTAGTAGCGTCTTCTTGATCTGACCAACGCACTAACATGCGGTTAGCTACAGCACTCCCCAAAGGGTTACACCCGAAACAAAATACGAACCTACTTACATCAGACACTAGTAGCCCGTGCTGCGTTGTCGGCACGTTAGAAGCTCCGCTTTCAGCAGATAACAAGGTGCCGCGTGTTGTTAGTGAGTCACTACGGTCAGAGATGTATATAGGGCCAGCGATAGGGGCAAAGAGTAAGTCTTCACCAAAGTTAGCTTGGCTCCACAGGCGGATGTCCAAACTAACCCCGCTACCATCTCCCCAAGTGCTTTGTCCCCAGTAGCCTGCGCCCCATCCTGTACCGGGAGGTGCTTGTGTTTCAGCCCCAGTGTTAATCTGGTATACAGCATCCGCCCCGGAACCCCCGTTACCTGTATCGCTAGAACTAGCTGTAGCGGTAGCAACGAAGGTAAAGGTGTCTGCGCTAGGTACAGAAGTTATCTGGTACTCTTTGTTTAGCACCGCTGCGGTTATATTACCACCAAGACTGACAGCCTGAGCAAAGGTAACAAAGTCCCCTACAAAAGCTCCATGCGCGTTGTCGGTAGCAGTAATAACAGCACTACCATTTGAAGCACTAAAGGTAATACCGTTAGTTGTTGTTGCTCTTATGGGGGTAATGTCGTTGTACGTACCACCTGTATACAGGTAAAACTTTAGGTTAGTACCCACACCAAGCAGATCCGTGCCCCCTAGATCATTCCAGTTAAACAGAGAACGGCATACACCTAGGAACGTATCCGCAGTGAGGCGCTGCCACCCACCAATCTTCTCGGGGTTGCCTTGACGAAAACGAACTTTATCACTTTCCCACCAACCGCCCTCATTAGTATAGCGAGTGTTCTCGCGGTTTACTCCGGGGCGTAGGTCTATTTTTTGTATTGCCATGTCTAGTCTCTATTTAAGGGGATTGGATAAGTAGTCTAGTCCTTCCCACAAATCATCTATTTCTTTAGCTATAACCTTAACACGGGCCTCAATATCTTTCACGCCTTCGGCAAGTATTTTAGACTCTGCAACGGTGGCTTTTATACCCTCAACCCCTTTATCTAGCTCATTTACTTGTTTTTTGATTTCAAGTAAATCCTTCTGTTGTTCCATGATAGTCTTGAGGTTTACGCCTAACTCGGCAAGTTTACTCTTTAGTTGACTAACATCATTATCGGTAAGCTGTTGCTGCATAAGCGCGATAGTTTCTTGCAGCGGTTTAATATCTGGTATTTGCACGGCCTCTACCGCCGTCAATCGACCGTACAGTGAACTAGCAGTCCAAACACCACCACCTAAAGTGGTCGCTAAACTCAATAAAATCGCAATATATACACCTTTAAATGACGTATTTCCGATTTTTAGCTCTGTATCTTCCAACGCCATTATGGACACACGCCTTGAGAGTAGCAGTCGTAACTGTCGCCATTGGCTCCGGCTAGGTAGTAATCAGACTGTGCCCCGTAGTCTAGTATGTCCGCTTCAGATAGGTATAAATTTACACCAAAGGCATCGGTACCGTTTACAAATACGGCGTTAGCGTTACCTGTGCTGTAAGTCATCGTCACCCACTGTTGGTTTGCATTGTAGGTAATGTCAGCAGTGTCTACCGTGGTGTTGCTGTCGGCGGCGCCTTGTTCTAGGAATGCTACTGCCTCTTTGTTGGCGGCTACGCCGAGGTATGCACCTGCGTTGTTAGCGTGAGTCTCGATGTCATCAATAGACTGGTTGTACGTATCTACTGTAGTCTGGTCTACCTTCAAGGCTTCGACATTTGCTTGTACGTAATCCTGTACGGCGGCCTGTTCGTTAGGAGTATCTGCGCTAGTCACCATATCCGCTACTTCAGTTACTGTGACCAACTCTACAACAGCACCACTAAACACCTCTACAGCATCGTGCATGAGGTCTAGCTCAGCATTCGCGGCGTTCTCCAAATACGTCTGTGTATCCCCATAAGGACTAAACCCAGAGATATTATCTAACGCATAGTTATACGCCTCAACGTCTTGTGCGGTGATGTGGGCGGTGGAGGATAGAGTTCCATCTGAGATGTTACCGTCATATCCCATGTGCATCGCAGCGCCTACTAGTCTATTACCTCGGTCTACCTGCCCCGCTATCTGAGAAGATGCGGCTATGAGGTCATCTAGCTGACTTGCTTGAGCTACGGAACCTATCGCTAATAGAGAGGTCAGTATCGCTATCTTGTTCTTCATCATCTTCTTTACCAATTCCGAGTATTGAGTTATACCACTCTATGTTTTTCTTAGAGTAGTCCGGTATATACAGCTCTGGCAGTGTCTTCATAATTAGGTAACTACGCTTTCCTGCGACTAGCTTACCATTACTTAGTATGGGGCAGGGGGTGCCAGATATGAACATAGCCCTCCATACTTTCTTGTCTTCACACATGCGGGCGATAGCGGCTACTTTCATGCCTTGTTCCATAAGCATCTTAGCATCTCTACGCCTGTTACAGTGGTGGTCGTCTTTGTATCGCCCTGCGGTTATACCAAATACCCCAGTTTGAAGTCCTGCGCCGCCGCCTCTAAGGCACGACTCTAGCCCGTTTGTTATGTAGCTTGGGGCTATTGCGCTAGTTACGGGAATATCACCACCGGCTCCCGCACCGTTATACGTATTGCTCGTGGAGTTGTCCGCCGAGACGTTGTTACTATCTACAGTAGAGTCCACGGTGTTCGTATTTAGACTACCGTCTTGGTTATTAGTGCTGTCCGCCGTAACCCCCAAGGTTACAATCACTAGCGCTAGTGCGGCGCCTCTTAATAACACCACATCACTTCTTTGCTGCACCGGATGTCTACGTGTACAAAGCCTTTAGCGATGCCTATACCACCGAACCCTAACTCTAGGGCTTTCTCTACTATTAGGCGGCGCTGTTGGCCTCCAGATACAGCAATGTCGGCGGCGATACCTTGAGCATGTGTGCCCGGAGTCGCTTTACGCTTCTCAATACTATGGAGAGGGCTTCTGTACCCAGATGTAACTATGAAAGGAAACCCGCAGGCTTCTCGTAGCTCATCTAATTGGTCGATGAAGTCAGGCTCCATCTCGTTCTCGCCCGTCTCTTGGCAGTTAAAATCTTCTATCTTAAAATACTTGTACCGACTCACTTGCGCATCCCCATGATTTTGCTTGCCCCTCTTATACCAAAAGAGCTTGAGATAGCGATAAACAGTAGATATTGATACCATTCTGGTAACTCTGATAATGCGTTAAATCCTAGGTGTACTCGGTCAATAATAGTGACGTCATTAGCAATAATAGCGTATCCCACCATGAACACGGGGATAGACAACACTACCGTCCAAAATTCGTCTTTCCAACTCGACGCCGAAGCGTCAGCCATCTTAGATTCCCAGTCTGCATCGTTTTTGATGACTTCCATCTTGGCTTGATGCTTGGCCTGCTTCTCTTCGGCTTTATTTTTAAAGTACCCCCCAACGAGGTTCGACACAGGGCCGATTAAACTAGTCAGATTTAACACGGTTAGTAAGCTCCCTCACAGTGTCTGATTCCCATATACGGATACCAAACCAAGCGATACTGAATATACCGGCAACGGGTGGAACCCATGCGGCTACGGTTAATAGTGCCGTTGAACCTGCTACCACGTCTAGTGCATCCTTAGTCTCTTCGACCATTTTAGATTTTCCTTTAGACATAATAGCAATGTCCGTTAGTTAGTTAGTTAGTTATGTGCCCGTAGAAGCGATGGGCTCCCACCCTGTGTTACCTGTACCAGACTGTTTACTGTAAAGTTTAGGAACCGCATCAGAAGTTACCCTAGAGTAGATACTACCCGTGTTAGCGGTTACGCTGCCTTCTGGAGTGCCCGTACCCCTCGTCCATGTAACCATAGTAGAGCCTTCGCCCATGGTTATAGAAGGAGCGCCCGAAGAAAACCCTATCACATTAGCCACGCCGATGGTCTGGGTGCCGGTACTAGTGGTGCGTAGTTTTTCCGCATTGTCGTATAACATGGTCAACCGCCCAGCGTTAGTGCCGCTGGTAGTAGCTACGAGGAAGTCCTTAGAACCATCAGCGCTCTGTATACGTACGGTATTCGCACCTAGGAGTCTTAGGTCACCTGTACCAACGTCTTTTACGTAGCTGTGGCTGCCATCGTGGAATATCTGTAAATCTCCCGCCCCGCTGGTATTGCTACCAAACTGTGCTTTTCCGGCATCACCGAATGTAAGAGTTGAGTTGCCCGCTAAACCTACTTGCCTATCTGTAGCAACAGGGCCACTAGCAAGAATTTGGTCAAGGGTAAGCCTAGTAAGGGGGTCTAGGACAGTGGTGCCATTGCAGGCAACAATCATGTTTTGCCCGATGGGTATAACGACTCCGCTAACGCCGGATACTTTAACTTGCACCTCGTGCCCCGTACCATTAATAACGAAGTAAATCTTGCTCTTGGCAGGGACAATAACTCTACCTTGTGCCCCATCGGGGATTAAGTTACCTGTGTCAGTTAGGTTCAGTATTGCCGCGTTAGACTCAGTAACTGTGCCGTTACCAGTTGTCAGGGTAGCAAGAGCGGGGTTTGCTTGTGTCCACGTGTTTATGGTCACTAGGCCCGCGATGGCATTCTCTACAATATCAGTAATATTGTTGTTTATAGTGTTGCCCCACACGCCACTCTTATCGCCTTGCGCCGGCTTCTCTAGCTTTAGTGTGCTTGTATATGTTGATGCCATCGTTTAAATCCTATAGTTCTCTCAAGTGTATCACTATTGTTTCTAGTCTACTAGTTAAAATGAAGCGTCTGTACTAGACACATATTCTGTTTTAGCTGACCATTGCGTAGCCGAAGTAGCTGAAGTTCCCTGAACCCTTAGAAGCAAATCGCCCTCGTATGGTATGAAACTTACACCCCCCCAAGAGGCAGCTCCACTACTTGTAATGGCGTACTCAGTTGCTGTACTACCCACTTGTGCTAAGGTAACAACTACAACGCCATCTACTGTTGCTCGCGATACCTTAAACAACCCTGTAATCTTATAGGCCGCAAACTCAGCATCGCCTTGTTTAGCTGTGACAGAGGCTGTTACTCTAACGGCTTGGTCAACAACACTTGTGTTCCAAGTTTGAAGTGTAGCTACCACTCCTGTGTTATAAGACTTGGTTCGACTGTCTCTTATTGTAACATTCTGATTGGGGCTTATAGGGCGAATAAACTGGTTTGTAACCGTGCCTTTATACTGGTTGTTATCTACCGTAATAGTATTACAATCTGCAAACTCAATGCCTTGTGCAAAAACATTGCTCAGGTTGTTGTGGCTAATTAATACATTACTTATCTCAGCCCCTGCACCGGTGGCGCTACTGACCTGAATGGCTTTCTTGCACCCAGATATAGCGTTGTTGGAGATGTTGTAGTTCTCAGTATCAGAATGCGCTCTAACTCGAATAGCTATGAGGGGTTCATATACGTTCGCAATAAAGACGCTAAAGTAGTCCCACTTAGCACTTCCGTCAACAATGTCAGTGCCAGTTCCAGAAGGGCCGCTGCCGGTTGTACTTGCCCTTCCTGCCTGAGAGCATTTATAGACCTTCCCACCGTTTGACCTCTTATTCCCTAAGCTAACAAGTTCCCCTGCAAGCCAAGGAGTAGGAGACTCTAAGCCTGTGATATTGTTGCCCTGTACAACACAATTCGTACCACTCTGAATAACGTTAATACCGTACTGGGAGCAGTGATATATGTTGTTATGGCTAATATTACTATCATCATGTACGGCAGTATTACCGTTAACGCCCCATCGGAATCTTTCAATGTTGTTGCCGGTTACATTAACGCAATCATTCTGGATTCTAATGCCAGAGCCAAAACCATTTACACCTTCTAATGTATTGCCAGTAACCGTTACGTTATATCCGTTATTTCTCTCTGTATCCCCACGGCCTCTACCCTTAACATTAATACCATAGATTTGATTCACATTTAGTGTAGTGGTTCCGTCAGGTAGCTTACCCATACCTGAGATACTGTTGCCAGTAATTGTAGAAAAACGAGCTTTAGTATAAACAGCCGCTGATTCCCCTGCGTAATAAAACTTAATATTATTAGTTCCTACAGGAGGAGCAGTAGTAAACGTAAGTGTAGTTCCGTCAAGAGTCCAAAGCGTAGTGTCGTCGGTATTTATCTGCTCAACATCATTAAGGTAAAGAGTACACTGCCCTTCATTAAGGCCGCTCTCTGTTACAGTAAATGTCTTGTTACTACCGTTACCACTGAAAGACTCAAAAGTACCTACCGCACCTATAGTATCAAATGTGTTGCCTGTAATAGTTACTTGCTTACCATAGATAAGCATTACGTTACAGTCAGTGCCTGACACAGTGCTGATATTTCTAAATGTGTTATTGGAAACACTAAGATTTCTCCAAATATCCTGCGATTCGTAAGTGTTACGTCCTACACGAATAGGTTTGTCTACTGTTATATTTTCAAACAAACAATTAGTAACTTTAAAAGAATTAACCGGCCTTTCTAAAGTAATACCACCACCACAGTTTTTTACTGTAATGTTATCTACGTGGAATTTATCTAAGACAGCACCGCTGACGCTGAAGACGTTCTTAAACAAAAACTTAAACCCTTCAAACTGCACATCCTTAACGTCAGTATCATTCCTTATATCGACAAAAACCTTTGTGTTGCCTACTGCTTTAATTGTACCCGTGCCTCGAATTTTTAAAGCACTAGCAGTCACCACGCCCTCTGAAGGCCAAGAGGACACTAAGAACACACCGTCAGGTACATAAATGGGTTGACCGGAATCAATAGCAGCTTTTACAGCCACTGTGTCGTTTGTAGCGCCATCACCTACCGCACCAAAAGACTTAATGCTACGGATGGTATCTTCATCTACTATAGGAGGTGTAGCGTAAACCACTTTACTCCCATCACAACGTAGTATGGCAGATTGCCCAGCGGGAATAGTTGGCCCTAGGCCCGCGTTGGGTTTCACTAGTATAGGCTTAGATGTAGCGTTCTCTACGCAGTATATTTTAGTTACACTGGGGACTTGAACCGTCGCAAGGGTGCCCGTTATTTGGCTATTAGTGTCGGTGAACTTTAGTATTGCGTTCCGCGCTTCAGATTCGGCGCCGTTCGCGGTAGTTAGGTTGTGGAAGTTGTTAGTCCACGTGTTAATTGTAACCTGTCCAGCTATGGCATCCTCAACCATAGAGGTTATGCCGTTGTTTATCTCGTTACCCCACGTGCCGGAAAGCTCTCCTTGGGTAGGGAGAGACAGCTTTAGGTTGGGAGTATACTGAGTAGCCATGGGGGTTCCTTAGGCTATACGTACAATAGCACTAGCCGCGTTGTTAGTAGGGAAAGTTACATTGAAGGTACTACTAGTTACTGTCTTACGGCCCCCAAAGTCTAGTACTGCTATAGCCTGATTACCGCCCCCAGACTTATATAGTAAAGCCCCACTCGCAGAGAAGGTTGCGGACGCCCAAGACACAGTATTAAAGCTGAGGGTGGCAGTCGTTCCATCAGAGGTAACTGGTATCAAAGTGGCAACGTTGCCCCCAGCAGTGTAATTCGTACCTGTGATCTCTCCGGTGGTAGTATAAACAGTAGTACTAGCGTCTAGGTTCATGTCGTCGCCATCGTATAGGGCTACCTTAAACGCCTGCGTAGTATCAGAACTAAAATCAAAGACTCCACTAAGCACGTCTACTTTAAAAGATGTTGTCTGTGTCTGGATTAGTGTGCTCATTATTATGCCCTGTAAGAGTCGTTAGCTAGTTTATCCGAACCTGCCATTAGCGCTTGTAGTGCGAGCATGTAGTGCTTCTCGTATAGGGCCACCATATCTTGTTCACCCTTAATAAACCGCATAGCTTCCATAAGTGCGCGGTTCAACAACGCTGCGTCGAAGTGCTCGCCTAGCCAAGTAGTAGTTGCGGTTACTATAGACTCTGGAGCGTATCCATACTGTATCTCCACTACGAAGTTCTGGCTGGGTGTGGGCCCAAGCAGCATCTGAGTCTGATTCAATAATGCGTAGTGCTTAGGTATCCCGGATATGATTGAACGTGGGTAAGCCTCACGAATGAAATTTACGTCCTTGTTGAGGAGTATGTGGTACGTACTATCGTCTTCCACCACTGCAATACTGTGTATGTACAAATAGTCGCTGGGTAGACCAAAAGTAGAGGTATTCTGCGACAGGTTGCCCGAAAAGGCTTTACGTAAAGCCGGTAACCGTACAGTGTTGTATATCTCTTGTTCGGCCTGCTGAATAAACATATCGAGCTGGGCAGTTGTGAATGTCTGCTCAACTATGTCTTGTATGTTTGTCTTTAATTCTGTGTAGTTCATGTAATAGTTACCGTAACTTGTCCAACCTCACCCGTAGCTACTAGGGCGTTGGCTGCTAATGAATCTGAAGGGCCGCCTACTGGGTTGTACCCCCACTGAATACCACGTGCGCTAACCTTAGCGCCTACCCCAAGACTTCTATCAGGGCGCGCGTCTCGCAACGCTTGTGGGTCATATACAGGAAACTCACCTAATTTGTTTTGTGGGTGGTCTCCATTCCAGCACGAAGGGCACGCCTTTATATTTGTGTCTACGCCTTTTCTAACTAAACTCTTTAGCTGCTTTAGTTTGTACCTAAAGCCACACAAGTCGCAGAATCCGAATGCCTTCTTACCAGAGGCGAACTTAGTCCCCATTACATATGTCCTATGCGGGGTACAAACCTAACTGGAGCCTTCTCCCTATCTTCCTGCGCCGCTAAATCAAACTGCTCTTCGTATATAGATTTTAACATGCTTACGCGATCTGTGAGTTCGGGTACCTTCATAGCGATATAATACGCTAACCCTGCTACTAGGCAAGGGAGGAAACGGAAGTTCATGTCCGCAGTCTCTACACCTGTGCCCGCGTCTTGTACTCTACGTAGGCGGTAGTAGTTTATCTTGTATCCTGCCTTATCTGGTACAGGCCACACGTTGATCTTGGGAGCGTCTCTTAGACGTTCAATAAATATTTGTATTGGTCTACCTTGTGTCAACTTGTTTGGGATAGTGGCATAAGTACTAACACTAATACGTGACAGGTTAAGGTCAGACTGAGTAGATACGTTACCTGCATCCGTTCGTAGTTGATGCTCTAGTAGGTCAATGGTATCGGCGGGGAGTGTGTACTGCGTCTGCCCCTTCACTAGGTCAATGCTACCTTCCTCGATAGTCCACATGTTGATGCCACGGTTCTGCCACTCGATAGTCATTAAGTTCATAGAGCGACGAGCAGTACGTAAGTCATATCCAGAACGCATTTCACGGCCTGCACGTTCCCACGCCTCCTCGGCAATATCCGTGAAGTCCATATCGAATGCTGTAGTATTTGATGTAGCCATTATCTTCCCCATCCTGACTTAGCTTTTTCTTTAGCTTTCTTAGATAGATCGCCGTAATGGAACAATCTTACACTAGTTTTACTATGATTTTTACCTGAGTGAAGAGTTCCGTCAGCCATTTTATGTAGGCCGCCCTTATGCTCTTTGCCGTCTTTTTTGTAGTGCTTAACACCCATACCCATGTCTACTTCCTCCGTTTGGCGGCTGACACTCTACGTGGCTTGCCTGCTGGTTGCCCTAACCGCTTCTTCTCGGCTATCTTACTCTTCTTCTCCGCACTAGACATCTCACCTGAGGTCTTTGGAGTCTTAGATGTAACACGCTTAGAAGGACGGCAGTAAGGAGTACCCCTACCATCGCCTTTCTTTCTACCACAAGCCTTACCGGTCTTTACGTCTTTCCAATCTTCCTTGAACCAACGCTTTAGAGACGCACCCTTCTCGGTTTTACGTACTCCACCGCCCAACTTATAGTATCTACGCATTACTTGCCAGCCTTCTTCTTTCGGCATTTAGCAATAGCCCCAGACGCATACGCGGAAGGGAAGACCTTGTAGCTGGCCTTCACCTTCTTATAGCATGAGTCTTTTACGGTACCGCCTTTAGCAAACTTCTTGTCCTTAGGGCAGCCGCAAGAGCTTGTTTTATAGTAACTACGCATTAGCGCATCTTACAGGCGCGTACGCCTTTCATAGCTTTACCAATGCCGCGCACCTTACCACCAGCCATCAAATTGCGAGTCTTTCCCGTTACAGGACTTTTAATGCCTTTTTCTTTTCGTAGCTTTGAAGCCTTGTTAGCCGCAGCGCCCTGCTTCCCTACATCAAAACCTACGCTTTCCTTACGTTTAGAAGTGGTTCTAGCCGCCCTACCGGACTCAGTTTTTTTCGCTTGCTGCAACTCCCGGGCCGCTCTACTAGGTTTTTTAGTATTAAAACCCTTCTCGTAGTTAGTTTTTTTAGCTCCCTTATCAATAGCTGCTTGACGCTTTGCTATTTGCTTCTTAGCTTCGTCAACAGCTTTTGTCCCATACTTCTTTACAGCTTCGCGTGCCCCTTTCGATGCAAGAAATCTTGCTGCAACGCCTAATAATGGTAATGCCATTATACTTTCCTCATCTCATCTTACATACTTTGCCGCCACGTGCCATACCGTAACCACGAATCTTACTCTTAGCCATACCGCCAGCCATCATCTTGTTCTTAGCCGCACGTTGGCCTCGCTTAGGTTTCTCAGCCATACCACCTTTCATCATCTTCTTGGCCTTAGCCTTGTCGTTAGCTTTCTTGGCCTTAGAGTCTTCACCAGCAGGCATTCTATTGTACGTACCGAACTCTTTGTTTAGTGCGTCTTGTCGAGCCTTATCTGCCGCATTAGGGAGGTTACCCATCATGGCTTTCTTCGCCTTGGCGTCGTACGCTTTCTTTTGAGCGGGCGTTAGCTTCTCATAGTCCGCTTCTTTCATTGGTTTAAATTTGTCCATAGGACTCTCCATCTGCTTGGTCATTTGCGACCGTGATATAGTCATTAACGCATCTTGCAAGATTTGCTGCGTGCAGCGATACCATTGCCTCGTACAGTCTTGCCTTTGCTGTACTTCTTAGCCATACCGCCAGCCATCAACTTGCGAGTCTTACCAGTCTTCTTGTTCATGTAGTCTCGTAAGCTCTCACCCGGCTTCAGGTCTTCTTTATATACTGCCGCCATCTTCCTACCGTTCTGACTGTAGTACAAAGAACCAGCTTTCTTAGCCTGTGCGATAGTACTATATTGATTCCAATCGCCACCTTTGTTAGCTGTTTTAGCAGAGCTACTGGCAGCGCTACCTGTACTTGCTGACTTAGAAGAACCAGCTTTTTTCGCGCGTGCGTCTGCGGCACGCTTTGCTGATTTAGCTGTCTGCTGCTTAGCATAATCGCTCTGAGCTTTCGTAGGGGCGCCTTGTGGGTCTGGCCCTGCTTGCTTCTTACGTACGCCTGCGCCACCCATATCAGGGATAGTGCGCTTGACCGCAGTTGTTCCTTCCTTTGCAGAGGGGCTTTTATACTCTGGCTTGTCCGCCGTAGGTATTGCCATTGGGGCTACTGTTGCAGCGGTTAAGCCACGTAGACGTCCACTACGAACGTTCTTTGCGCGCTGCTCTTTGGTAGCCATCTTGCCGGTACCTTTCTGCTTTAGTCCGTAGCCGCGACCACGATTCATAGTAGAAGTACCTTTTACAGTTTCTAAACCTTTCTTAGAGCCTAGTTTAGACGCTGCGCCTTTTTCGGCGGCTCTCGCCTTATCTACTGCTGCCTTACCGTATTTTTTGACCGCCTTTGATACGCCCATTCGGCCTATCGCGGATATGATTGCTCCTACTGCTGGTAGTGCCATTTTAACATCTCCAGCGCTTACGCGCTTGTCTTAATCGTGAATTAGGGTCTTTCGCTGCTTTTGGAAACTTCTTCATCTGCCCTGCGGAACGTGCGCAGTAAGACTTACGTCTAGATGCGCGTTTCCCTGTAGGCTTATCTTCCGTCACAGCCGTCTTTAATTTACTGCCGGGGTTATTCTTTCGGTATTTAGCTACACCTTTAGCGGTCATGCCCGCACCGGATTTAGTAGGACGTTTGTCGCCGCTCTTCTGGCTCATCCCCTTCATGCCGGTGCCGACCTTCCCACCTTTTTTATAGTACCTACGCATTACTTTAGCTCCAGAAGAACGTCATGGCAGTAATATTGCTTTTGGCATGCACCCAGATTTCGTTCTCAAACCGTATACCATTACCCGGAATATTTACTGAGTGAGTATCCGTATTGGTGAAGGTTATGTCCAATACACTAGTACCGCCATCACCATCTTTTAGGACGATTCTGGGGGTACCACTATCGGCAGACTTAACCTGTAGCTGTCGTAAACGTGCGGGGCCGCCACTTACTGATCCGCCTGACGTCCTACGTTTAGCTGTTATATCTACTTTCTGACTCATAATCCCCCCTATGCCAAGAATAATGTTACTGCTTCGAGGGCAGTAAACGCAGAAACGTACACGCCGTCCTTAAACCGTATACCATCTGCGGGGATATTTACCGAGTGAGTATCACTATTAGTAAAGTCTAGATCTAGCAAAGTGGCGCCGCCACTACCATCAGTTAAGGTAAGTCTTGGGGTGCCACTACTAGAGGTAAACACCTCAACCTGCCGAACGCGTGCGGGTATGCCACTTGAGACAAACCCCGTTGCGTTCTTACGTACTGCAAATACATCTGAGCTAGACATAGCCTACTCCTATTATGCGTCTGCGAATGGAGTAGCAACAGTGCCTGAACCAGAAAGATTCCCTAAAACGTGGTACTTAGCAATAGCCATCGCAACGATGATAACTTTAGTACCTGCAACGCCACCTTGGGTAGAGCCATTCATAGTCATAACATCGTTAGATGCACCGGGGACAAATGCCTTGCTGTTAGCGCCGCTGCCCGAGTGGACGAATGCAGTGCCAACGAACTTGTCAGTGCCGTCGGTCAGGATGTCCATATCAGTAGCGGCAGTGTCTACGATGAAAGTATAAGTACAGCCGACGTTGTCAGCGGTAATAGTAGGCAGAGTGAACTTGCCGTCTGCGTCATTTGTAACTAGTACACGACCAGAATGATCATTTACTGTCAGAGTTGTGTCCGCAGTAAGGGATACTGCGCTTGGGCTGATAAAACCGTTGGTAGATTTTACTGGGCCAGAAAATGTAGTTAAAGCCATAATAGTTCTCACATGTGAGTTAAGGCATATCTGTCTACATGTCGTCAGTCGGGTCTGTCAGATATGCCGAAAATTTTTTCCCGAGCTACCAACATACCACAACGCGTTACTTTACGTCAACCATAAAAAAAGGGGGCCGAAGCCCCCTAGTACAACTTATTACTACGCGATTAAGCGCCCGGAGATCCGAAGATGCCCAGTGGATCAGAAACGCCGAATGAATAGCGCTCACGAGCCTTGTAACGGCTGTTGCCAGTGTCGAAATCACCGTCCATAGAAGTAGCCATTGGGCTACGAACGAAGTGCTTCAGACCGTTAGGTACGTCAGTAGTTAAGAACCAGTTGTCTGTGTCAGTCAAGTAGTTATTAACAGTGTAACCCTGTGGCACAACACCGTTGCTCTTAATGGCGTTGATGTCGTTGTCAGCAGTGCCTACACGACCTTCAGTTTCCAACAAACGGGTAGCAACGAATTGCAGGTTTGGTGGAATGATCAGCTTCTTAGGCTTAGCAGCGATAAGAAGACCACGCTCGTCAGTCCAGCCAGCGATCTGAATAACAGCAGCTTCCAAAGAAGTTTCGTTAAGATCAGCAGCAACGGCTGGAGTATTAGAGTTTTCACCACCGCCAACCAGCGGGTGATCAGTAGCACAAAGCACTTTACCGTCGCCGTAGGTAGTACCAGCAAAAGCGTTGTTCAGAATGTCTGCGCCTTTAACCTGCTTAGTGTAAGCCATCGCACGAGCAAGAGCTTTAGTATAACGAGCAGACAGTGAGTCATACAGGTTATCTTCTACTGCTTCTTCAGTGATAGCGAAACCCATAGCGATGGTTTCGTGAGTGTAACGAGCAGTGAATGCTTCTTGCGCGTTATCATACTCGATTGCTGCACCTTCCTGCTTAGTTGGGGCAGAGCCAAAACCAGACAGTTTAGTTTCTTCTTCAAAAGAACGATCAGAGGTTTCAGTCTCGAAAATCTCTTTATGCTCTTCGCCATATTTTGCGTACTCCAAACCAAACAGTGCGTTCAGACCGGGCAGCAATTCCTTGAGTAATTGACTTCTTGAAATAGCCATTAGTTATTCTCCTACAATGCCGGTACCAAACTGGTGGTACGGAAGGTTAAATTTAACGAGTACGTCTGTGGCAGTATCGCCGATAGCAGACCCAGTTTTAGTGCTGAAACCAACAACCTTAAACGCCTTAGTAGCAGTGGCAGTCGTAGCATCGAGAGATACGTTAGACTTACCAGTAGTGGTGTTCACAGAAGTAGTAGCATTTTGTGCGGCACTAAGTGGTGCGTTGTGACCAAGAGCAGTTTGAGCAACAGCAGCGTCAGCCTGTACTTGGAAAGTAACACCGGGATCAGTAACTACGTACGCAGTAGCGTTAGCAGTGCCTGAAGGGTAGTACTGAGAGAAGATCAACTGACCTTCAGTGTTGACGTATTCACAACCAACAAATACACCCAGAGCACCAATACCGTTGCCGCCGAGGTTGTTAGTAGTAGCGTCAGCGCCAGTACCAGAAGCAAGCTGTACGTAGCCTGCGGCAAGTTCGACAATAGAGCCATAACCAATGTTATTGGCTACGCCTGCCGGTGTAATTAGAAAAGCGTCACGGGCGCCCGTATAGGGAGTACCGTCAGCCTTTCGTACGGGAACAAACCCGTATGGGGAAGCTGTAGAAGCCATAATTATATACCTTATAAAATTTTAGTTTAGCTACCTTTACCAAAGGTAACTTTCGATTTCCTATCATTGAAGATAGGCATTCTCGGATCATTTTCTCGCATCAGGTTATTGTCCACAGACTGAATCTGAGCCGATGACTGTTGTCTATAGTAGTCATTTCGCTCGTCAATCATTTCCTGCGGTGCCTTACAGAGGATCAGTCCACCGATTACCACGTTGTCTTTGAACCTTTCGTTTTCAATAGCGACAAGTGTTATCTCTGGGTGATCTGTAGCCTTTACCGGCTCCCAACCTTCACGAATCTTAGATGAGACGTTTGTAGCGTCCGTAGTACCTTGAGAGCTAACTCGTACCCAACGAAATTTATATCCATCTTGCGGTATCGGAGAAGGCAGAACTTCTGGTCTTTTCCACGCAGTTGGACGGATTGTTTTCTCACGAGTTGTTACTTCACGGTTAATTCTATTCTCAGCCATTATACTTTCCTCATCTCTTCAGCAACCTTTTTGGCGTATAGCTCCAGTGGAACTCCGAGTTTCTTAGCGATAGCTACTTGTGTTTGCGTTAGGCGCACCTTTTTGGGTGCTGTGCTCCGCGACGCGGGGGCAACCACATTACTTCTTCGCTTCGATGCCTCAGTGCTTACTGAAACTTCTTCTTCGGCCTCTATCCCGAGTTCTTCGGGGAAGACCTTTTGCATACGGGCGTCTATAGCCGCGTAGTATTCATCACTGCCTGTATCTACACCTTGCTTAACTAGCTTCTGGTGTACACCCATGGCGTAAGCCGTCATCTCGTCATCATCACCAAACCACGTGTTCTCTGAGGCCCATTCTGCGGCTCTAGGGTCAGCGGTTGGTACGTCAACGGTACTTTGTGGTATTTGTACACTACTTCTTTCTCTTTGTAAAGACTCAGTGTCATAGTTAGCTATCTTATCGGCACGAATGTTAGCAGTGGTTAGTCGTTCTTGTGCAGCTAGAACCTCTTCTGCGTCACCACCCTCATACGCGGTCTTGTACGCTTTCTTAGCCATTTCTAGCTCGGAAGCAGTACTTCTCTTGGCGTTCTCGATAGCCGACTTCTTACTATTAAACGCTCTATCTTGTAGCCCTTCGTTTTCTTCTAAGAGCTTCTTAGCAAGGCTCTCCAGTTCCTTACGCTCACGCATAGCTTCTTCTTTCGCGCGGCGTTCGTCATGGTAACCCTTACTAAAGTGTTGAATTCTTTTACGTACTTTCTCAGAGTAGTCTTCCAACTCATCATCAGTAACGTCTTCAGGGGGTTTAGAGGCTTTACGCCCACGATCTGCTTTCGGCGTATCGTCGACTACTTCAATCTCTACCTCTTTCTCTTTTTTAGGCTTCTCTTCCTTAGCCTCTACCTCAACTTCTTCCTCTCCCAGCGTTTTAGCGCTGGAACCTTCTACCTCAATTTTAGTTTCTTCGTCTCCCTCAGGAAACTCAAACTCTACTTTTTGCATGGTCATAACTTACTCCTTACGCTCGTGTTATTTCACGGGGGTCAGCAACGACGGCTTCAATAGAATCATCATTCATTAGACGATACTCTAGGCCATCAACTTTAAATCGCGTACCAGTATTAGTACGGAACATTACATAATCGCCAGTCTCACACCAAGCGCCAGAGGGGAAGCGGTCTTTGTCAGCATAGGCACCTTCGCCTAACGCCATAACTCTACCCATAACAGACAGGATGTGTTCATGGTTTTGGTCTTTCGTAGACTTAATAATGCCACTGCTACCGTAGGTTTCATCTACCTCAGGTATGGCAATTAAGACTCTATAGCCCACTGGTTTGGGCAACTTTTCAAGCAACTCACTCTCTACATCACTCAAATCACTCATCATCTTCTTCCAAAAAATTACGCGAAAGGTCGTTTACGTAAGACAAGCTGGACTTTAGACCTCGGATCAAGCCAACTACTTCCCGGTAATCGGCGTAGTCTTTCACTGCGCCCCCACCAAGATGTTCTTCTGCTGCGGAGATCTGCTCCGCGATTTGTTTATTTAGCACGTCAAAGACGGTAGTACCCATGGTTACTCCTTAGGTTTTGTTTTGTTTTACTGAGTCAATAGTAGCCTTGCGCAGTTCTGCGTTCAGCTTTAGGTTGTCTCTCGCCGAATCAGCGTCTAACTTCTCTCCCGCCTTCTTCATGTCGAGTTCCAATTCTGCTCTCTCAAGCTCCAGTTCTGTCTGCTTAGCTTGGATGTCAGCCATTGTCCCTTGGGCCTTAATCTGTAGCTCTTGCTGCTTGAGCTGTGCGTCCGTCTGATCCTTCTGCATCTTACGCTGCTGCTCGGCCTGCTTGACCTGTAGCTCTGCTTGTTGCATCTGAATAAGCGGGTCTTGTTGCTGCTGTTGTGCTTGGGCTTGTGCGGCCTGCTGCTTGTTTTGCTGCATGAGCTGCTGTCCTGCTTTCGAGGCAAGGCGAGAGATACTGACTTCGATCTCTTTCGGCAGTTCTGCGTTTGGTGGTGGTAACTGAGCACCGAGCTTCTCTTCCACTGCTTTACGGTACTTAAATGCCAAGTGTTCAGCCAAGTGAGCCTGTAGGGACGCCATCATCTGCTGTGCCTTTGGGTTCTGACCTAGTGCTTGCATAACCATTGGGTCTTGCATAAACGCTTGGTGCGCAGCGATGTGGGCGTCATGGTCTTGCTCGATAAACGCTTTGATCGGCTTCATGTTGAGGATGTTCATGTTCTCACTGATCGGGTCTGCTGGCTTGACGTCATCCTTAGTTGGGACGATCTTGTCAGCGTTCTTAATGCCCATAACTTCGATCATTTCGCGGTGGAGTACAGGTAGGTCATATATCTGAGGTGCCTGTTGCGACATCTGCAACACTGCCTGATACTGTACTACACGTTGGGCCATTGTGGAGCTGTTAGGGTCGCTAACAGGGATCACATCGACCATAGAGTAGTCTTCTCTCTTCGCTGAGTTCTCCCCACGTGCAGGGATGTACTCGTAGTCCTCTGATGCTTCTTCTGCCATGATAGCCTTGAGTAGTTTAAACTCTTGCTTCATAGCGAAGTGGACACGAGACTGCACCGCAGCCATAGGCTTCAGTGTGCGCTCCAGTAAGGCTAGTGTAGTACCCACTGGGGCGTTGGCGCCCATATCAGAGATGTCCATATCAGCGATAGCGCCTAATCTACGGCCTTCCTGAGTAATCTTATCCAAGAGAGCCAAAAGAGTCTGACTAGGCTCTTTATAAGGAAGAGGCATGATGTTGTCACGGATACTACCTGATGGTACGTCCACATCTTTAAACTCACCCGGTTCAATCGGGGAATCGTCACCTTTAATACGCAAACCACGAGACTTTAAGCCGCCCGGTAGGTTAGAAAGCGTACCAGAGTCCACCAATTGCCGTATAAGCGATGTTCCGGCTTTAGCGTACCCACCTATAATGTGGATCAGTCCAAGGCCGTAGAAGCCAAATCCGGGCACGTATACGTAATGCACGAAGTGTTGATTCTTCATATTTAGGTCGTCTGACTCGTCCCAGTTACGGCGAATAGCTAGGATTTCTCCAGTACCACGCTCAATAGTAACTACATAAGGCTTAGCGATAGCATCTTCGTCGTCTTCTTCGATAGCCAGATCAGCGTGGATCTCATATAGACAGAAACGGTCATCGTCGGTCATTGAGTAACCGCCTTCTTCTGCCTTACGCTCTTCAATGTCTGAGTGGTATGGCTCAGGCTCACCTAGGTCAACATCCATGTAGAATCCTGCCGCCTGTAGCTTCTTGACGTCATTCTCGCTTTTGCGCATTACATGGGTGACTCGTTCGGCGGTTTCGATGTTAGACGCTCCATATGGAACGATAACGTCTTCTGCCGGGATATAGAGAGAACACTGACGTCCCATATTAGGGTCGAAGTAAACCTTCTTAAACGCCGATCCTCCCAGTCCTAGGCTATATAGCATTCTTTCGTGCTCTGGGCGATACTCAAGCATATTCTCGGTAAGTTCGTAATTCATGTCCGCTCGGACACGTTCACCAGCCTCTACCTTCTCTTTAGTCTCTTTACCTAGAATCTTAATCTTTACAGGGCCAGCGGCAGGGAAAGTCTCGCTCATAGCCTCTGCTTGGAAGCGAATAGCGGCTTCTGAAAGCACTGTAGAGTACACACCACAGGCGCCTTCCCAAGGAGAGGTACGCTCTTCAGTCTTGAACCCTAGTACATCTAGCCCTTTAACATAGGCTGCGGCCCATTCTTTGCGACTCTGCACGTCAGCGTCTACCAGCCCGAGAAGGTCACCAGAAAGCTCTTGTAGCTCTTCCTCGGCCATATCTTCTGCTAGGTTGTCGCCAAACCCGTTTTCACCCTTCATTTCGCCGGGAACAATAGTGATTTCTACAGAACCATCGTCGAGTGTGACCATTTCGGGGTCAACAATCTCGATCTCAAGCTCCTGATCGCCCTCTTCGCCTTCTACTTCTTCTTCGATCCCCGATGGGGCAACGTATATACCTTTCTCAATAGCCATTGTCTTTGCCTTTAGTAATAGCCGCCCCTACGGTTCGACTTAAAATATTTTTGCTCATCTTCTTCATCAGAAGGTAGCCTTATAAACCCGCCCTGCCTGAACCGCATTAGTGCCATAACGGTCGAATCCACCAAATCATCGTTGGACATAAACGGGAATCCAGCGATCTCCTCGATCACTTCCTCTCCCCAACGCGTTTGTGGTACCCATACTAATCCAGATTGTACAATATCAGACACAGAGTTTAAACGTGCAAGTTTATCACCTGAGCCTCTATGTGGAGTAAATTCAGACACAGGTAGCCCCATACGGCGCATTTCTTGGTATAGCGCGGTACCAGAGCTCTTTTTCTCTACAATAAACGCGTCAGGTTCCCAATCTTGGTACTCTTCTAGGGCCATTTCCTTCAATTCAGGAAATTCTAAGCGTTTCTTAATACTATTTAGTAATATAATGTTGTACGCGCCCTCTTCCTCGTTGAGGAATACCCCCCAAGTGGTTAGCGCAGTGAAATCGGCACGGTTATGCTTCTCCGCCGCCGAGTCAAGGCTCATTATATGTATTCGCAGGCGGGAGCGCTTTCAGACTCCCATATTCTCCACCATTCGCGTTTTACTACCGCAGCTTCTTCGGCGGTGGGCTGTTGTTGGTACTGAGCGTTCCACTGATACGTAGGCATCGACGCTTTGGTACGTCCTAGTGCCTCAAGGTCAAAAAACTCAGGCCACAGGGGTTTTTCAGTGATTTCCCCCGTGTCATTCTCTATTTCTAGGATTGCGGGGAACTCTACGACCTCAAATTGGTCAGATCGCTCGTTATTCTTCATATCCTTGACTACACGACCCGTCAAATCGTCCATGTGCCACCTAGTTTGGATAATAGCGACACTACCACCGGGCATAAGTCGAGTACGAGCACCAAATGTGTACCATTCGTATGCTTTCTCGAACACAATGAAGTTTCCGTTGATCACATCTTGCTCAGAGTGCGGATCATCCACCAATAACAGGTGAGCACCACGACCAGCGAGTGCAGAACCTACACCACACGCATAATACTCTCCACCTTGGTTGGTATTCCAACGTCCGGCAGACTTAGAGTCCTTTGCGAGCTGTACAGTAGGGAAAATAGCTTGGAATTTGGGGTCAGAGATCAGATTTCGCACTTTTCGACCAAAATCTACCGCGAGATCGGTCGTATGCGACACCATCATCACTTTTTTGTCTGGATTACGGCCTAGATACCATGCGGGGAAGAAAATAGACACTAATTGAGACTTACCATGTCTCGGAGGTATGTTTACGCACACACGATCCTTATCTCCGCGCTCAATACCCATTAGCATGTCTGCTAGTATGCGATGATGCTTACCAACAATGAAATCGGACATCATATGCTTACAAAAGGCGATTAAATCGTCATATGCGGCCTTTATGTCGGCTTTATCCGCAATTGCGTCCACTAATTTGTGTATTTCTACAACTTCTTCATCAGAAAACGAGTCTAGGTTGTCCAACATGTGCTGGATCTCGCCTTCCGAGAAAGTTTCACTCATTTATAGTGTATCCAGACTCAGTTACCATCACTACACGCGCTCCACACGACAAAATCGGCTTGTCATCGGTACTTTGTAGCACTTGACACGGCCCGTCTATTGTGACAGACCGACAATATTGGTTCTCTCTACCTGTTTTTACGGTAATTACCGGCTCATTAGTCCCATTTTTCAGGTTGGCACGGATTTTATGCTGATTTACGTGAATATATGTCTTAGTCATCGTCATACACCTCATCATCCGCCACTAACTCGCCTAATTCGGCGTCTAAGTCGATAGAACCTACATCTACTGCCACTGGGATAGGAGTTTCGGCAGGGTTTACGAGCTTTTCGAGTTTCTGGCGTAGTTTTTGCTTCAGCTCATCGCTAGTCTGGTGGGTAACTGTCACTTCTGTCTTCTCTGCGAACAGTCCTACGTCCGAAATCTTACCCAGTAGCTCTAATGCACGTAGTCGTACCTTAGCGTCAGGGTTCTCAGTCTCTAAAAGTAGCTTGTTGGTCACCAGATGTCGCACATGGGTAGCAGACTGCACGACAGATTGACCAAATTCAGTCAAGATGTTGTTAGTAAGCACCAGAGAGGCCGGTGTCAGAGTAGATAATTTGTTTTGTGTTGCCTTTTTGGACGTCTTTTCCGGGTCGTCAGCATACGCAACCGCTAATTTAGCCGCTACGTCTTCATCTTCCTTAGTTGGCTTAACTTTTAAGCCCTTTTTCGCCAGCTTCTTAGCCGTCTTACTCGCGGCCTGCACTTTTAGCGTTAAATCTATGGCAGGATCGTTGTCTTTCAGCGGAACCCCGACTTCTGGTTCGATATTTATAGTCATATTGTATGCGCAGTTGTTAAACCGGAACTGCATACTCGCAGCTTGGTAGGGTAGTGTCAAGGGGTATCAAGGGGGTAAACATAGATATATACCATTTATGGTATAGAGTATATAGATATGTATCATTTCCGCTCATATATGATAACTAATATAATGCACATACAAAGCGGAAGAAGTATAATGCCGCTCCATTTTTAGCCTGACCCCACTTAACTATAATCCACTGGAGTACCCTGTGTTCATTTGGCCTACCGTTTTTATCCTGTCTGCCTGTGCAGTCGTTCTACTTGGCCTCGTTGCCATCGTCTTGGAAGAACCCTTTAAGTAACTCGATACCTTCCGCCTGTCTGGCGGTCGTAAACCCCCTTGGTGTAATTTGTTTAGACTTCTTTTTTCCTACCTGCTCTGCGGTCTCTACTACGAATCGCTCTTGGTCGAGTGCCAAGTATATAGTGAAGTCCGCTTTCTTGGTGGTAGTGAGGCAGAAGCTGTATATCCATCTACCTTTATTGCGAAAGGGAGTCGTCGCCGATTTCACCTGCACGGTAAACATCTTACCATTCTCTAACTGACACCACAGGTCTGTGCCCTTTAGGTCAACATGGTGGCACTCGATGCCGTTCTTTTCTAGCACATAAGCGATATAAAACTCGCCTGCGCGTCCTGCTGTGTTGGAATCCATTCTGTACAGTACAAAAAATTTTTTGCATATGCAATTCTAAATAAGGGTGGGGGGTCTCTTATATAGAGGGGGTGGGGGTCGGTTTTCAGGAAAACAGTAAAGTTTCGAGGAAAAACCAATTTATTTGTGGAAATTGGTATATATAGACCGGCGCGCGCGATATGTGACAGACGCGGGGTAGGGGGGCGGTAGGGTCGATTAGACCCCTCTAATCGGATTTGGTGTATTTAGGTACTATACATAACGCATTGCTGTTATATAATAGGGACGTATCCAAGGCAATCATGCGGCGGAACATATTAAAGAGAATATAAACATCATGAATAAATCAATCACTGTTAAAGCTAAAACCGAACTACTATCTAACTCAATCAGCGCTTTTAATATAGCGACCAATGCGCAAGAAGTATTAGATGCACACTATAAATCGCTTAGGGATGCGGGCATTCCGCCTTCTTACTTTGCTACCTATTTTAAGAAGGGCGGCGCCAATAACGTACGGAATGAGGAATGCACCGCGACAAAGGAACAGGCTGAGGCGGTAGCGGCTGACTTCTTACACCATCACAAGGATCGCGATACCATAATAGCTTATAGGGCATTGACCAAAGAAGATAAAGGCGATATGACTAAAAACGAGTTGAAAGCGCTAGCGCAGATAGCCGCTCGAGTTACCAGTAAGCAGAGTACATTCCGAAAGAAGTACGCCAATTACTGCGATAAAGCCTACAATTCGGAGCTGAAAGAAGCGGCAAAGAATGATCCCAACGCGGCAAAGGAGCTTGACGATAAATTAGACAATAACTTTAAAGCCAAGCAACTGAAAGCACTTACAGCTAGTGCTAAGCAGGCTAAGGACAAATTGTCCGAAGATGAATACTCGCAAGTGAACGCGGCTTACAAGACACTTGTAGCATTCTACAACTCTTAATCAATCAACGGCCATGGACGGCCTAACCAATCGGAGCAATACAAATGGACAATTTAATTACTGCCTTATTGATCGTCGCTTTATCCCTATGTGCAATCGGCGTTGTACTTATACGCATCGAATCAGGTGCCTCAGCTTTTTAACTCCCCTAACTTTTAGCCCGCTTCGGCGGGCTTTTTTTCGTCCTGAAAAAAGTCAATCCCCAACCCCATATGAGGCCAGTTCCCTTCGTAGCACAGCGTGTTATGGCGAGCATAACGTAACGCGTTTCGGCGGGGCGTTGTATGACGCGTTACAGACCTAAGACCAGTTCCCTGCGAAGCGGTGCGTGTCGTGGTTTTGCGCCTTTTTCGATTAGACCCCTCTAATCGGTTTGTAATGTTCCATCTAATGTTCTCGCCTGTAACCCGCATAGGCTCTACATTGTTCCATTTTTGCAGGGGTAATGTTCCAGAAAAGGGGGGTAATGTTCCCTTTTTTTTAGCGCGGGGGAACATTATAGTTTTGTGGCTAAACGTGGCTAAACGTGGCGGGGAGTCGGCAGACGTTACATGGTCAAACTATCTAAATGTATCTAATTATATCTATTTATAAATATAGTATTGTAATGTTCCGTTTTGAAAAAAGTGTATACCCTGTGGGGCTTACCTACCCAATGTTCCATTTTCCTCATTCCAAAATAATATCGACCTACTTTTTCGCTAAAAAAAGAACATTAGAACATTCCTTATATATCAAGGACTTACACACCACCATGTGAGAACATTACAGTACAATACAAGACATTACACCTTTAGCCACCACACACCACCGATCACCACGCCTTACAATATTACTCACCCACGGGTAAAGAGAATACCACCTTTAGATACGTCTCCCCACAATTTGACAAGCAAGCCAATCTTTGCTATAATACCAACTCAAGACACAGAAACGCGTTTTGAATAGCCGATTAGACCCCTCTAATCGAAACACTTTGATTTATTACATTGAGGATATACACATGATCGACGATCTAGATGCGCAATTGCGCGATATGTTTGCCATTCACCGTGACCTGTTTGATGAGCAGGAAGCACGACTTAGAGCACGAACCGAAAAGCGATTAGACCCCTCTAATCGAGACAGTGGTAGAAACAGTGGTAGAAACAGTGTGCAGAAACAGTACGACCGCATGGGCAAGTATGCATCAAACCTACACCGCGCACGTGCACGTGCCAACCGAGGGAGTGACCTGTAATGAGCTATCCAACCCAACGTGAAAAGCTAGTAGCTGAGGTAGTTGAGCAGATACTTGCTGATATTGAGAGTGGTGACCTGACCGCAGTTTATGAGCTGTTGTCGTTTATCCAGTCACCCACCTTATATAAGTACTTAGAAGAAGGAGATATGTAATGAGCGATACTTTGAGCCTTGCCGAAATGCGTGACCTACTAGCTAGTTGGCAGAAGCAGAGTGAAGCGCAAGCGCCTTACTTTGATGGCCGACTGCTATCCAAGATACGACAGATGCGCCAGTGTATCGCCGAGGTAGAGGCTGAGGAACTGACATCAACCGAGCTAGAACGTGGCTCACTAAACGAGTTAATTTAACCAAAACCGATTAGACCCATCTAATCGACAACCTGAGGATATACATATGAACAATCTAAACCAAGCACCAAACGTTGAAGTACCAAGCCTAGCATCATGCGCTATGCTAGTTGAATTGAAGATCAGTCAGTGGACTGCGCGCAAGAAAGACAACGCCGCGTCGAAAGAGCTGACCTACAACAAGAACGCCGCCAAGCGCGCGGCAACTGTGAACAAGTCGCTGTGTGATTGTGAGGAGCTGACAGCCATCAAGAAGTTTACCGCCGCTGTACGCCAAACGCATTACAGTAGCACAGTACCTTGGTCTGATTCCGGGCTACGTCTGTTGTCTACCGCTAACTACTTTGAGTACAACAAGGACATGACCGGACTGCAACAAGAGTTCGACAAACTGGTTGAAGCGTTTACCACCAAGTACGAGTGGATACGTGTAGGCGAGCAAGCACGCATGGGCGACCTGTGGTGTGAGTCTGACTACCCGACCGCCGAGCAGGTCGCAGACAAGTTCGCGCTACGCATCAACTATATCGGTGTACCGGAAGCAGGTGACCTACGTGTTGACCTACCCGCTGATCAGTTCGATGCTGTCAAGCAACACTACCAGAAGTTCTACGCCGACCAAGTTGAGGGTATAGCTAATGACGTGTACAAACGCGTTCACACTGTGGTGTCTGCCATATCCGACAGACTGTCCGAACCTACGGGAGATGACTACGTAAACAAGCGAGGGTTCAAGTCGTTTAAGTCAAGTCTAGTAACGAATGCTCTCGATTTGCTACCGATCATGTCCAAGTGTAATATCACTGGTGACAGTAAGATCGAGGCTATGCGTACCAGACTCGAAGATGCACTGCGTGGTGTAACGTATGAGTCACTGTCGCACAACCATGCCCAACGTGCCAGTACTAAGAAAGCGGCTGACGATATTCTAGCCAACCTACCTACACTGGATTTCTAGTGGGTAGCCAAGTGGTTGTAAGGGTGCGCAACTTCAAGCGTACCCGATGCCATAGTAAGACCCGAAGAACCGAGCGCGGTCGTATTGCCCGCGTAGAATACACATCAATTTATTACATAAACCCGATTAGACCCGTCTAATCCACATTTGAGGATACACACATGAAAAACTTATATGCATTATCGCTAGACCAAGCCGTCAACCTAGTAGCTACTGTTGGCACCCAACGCACTGTATTACTACAAGGTCACATGGGCTGTGGTAAGTCGTCTACACTTGAGACACTGGCTTCGATGTTCCCTGACCACCACCCTGTATACTTTGACTGTACCACCAAGGATCTGGGCGACATTAGTATTCCCTCACTCAATACAGACGAGGGCTACGTCAAGTACCTACCCAACGAGGAGTTCGGGCTACACCTAGGCAAGCCTGTGATACTGATGGTCGATGAGTTCGGCAAGGCTAACCCCGCTGTCAAGAACGCGTTACTGCGTGACATGCTAGAGCGCAACCGATTCCCTGAAGGTAGTATTGTGTACGCGACTACCAACCTAGCAGGTGAGGGTGTGGGTGACTTGTTACCACCACATGCACGCAACCGTATCATCACTGTTGAGATCGCCAAGCCTACCGCTGAGGCTATGCTAGAGTATGGTGTCAATGCCGGTTGGGACTTAGGCGTACTAGGATTCATCAAGCAATTTCCCGAGATACTACAGTCATACCAAGAAGTGCCTGACCCCGAGTCCAATCCGTACATCTTCCACCCCAAACAACAACGTGCCGCCTTTGTCACCCCACGTACGTTACACATAGCCAGTGATACGTTGAAGATGCGCGACTCTCTCGACGATGTAACAACGCAAGCCGCACTGACTGGGTGTATTGGACAACGCGCCGCCGCTGACCTGATGTCGTTTGTGAAGCTCGCTGACCAACTACCATCACTCGAATCTATCAAGCAAGACCCTTACACCGCCAAGATACCTACGTCTGCATCTGCTGTAGGTATGGTGGTGTATCGCGCTGTATCTCTGATCGACAAGGACTGGGTTGATGCGTGGTTGCGATACATGATGCGCCTCGACAAACGCTGGCAGGGGTTCTTTGTCAACAATACTGTGCGTAGTGCCAAGTACGACCAAGACAAGAAGAACGTACTTGTTACCAATGCACGTTTCACTAAGTGGTGTACTGAGAACGGCTACATGTTTGCCGCCGACAAGGTATAGGAGATTACTATGTTCAATCAACTAACAGCCGAGCAACGCATTGAGAAAGCGGTGGTTGCTATTATGGAGCACCCTCGCTACATGGCACTAGCAGGTGTGTTGATGATCGGTGACAAGACTGTGCATGACGACATACCAACAGCGTGTACCAATGGGCGTGATGTAATGTTTGGTCGCGCCTTTGTTGACTCACTGACCGATGCCGAATTGCGTGGGTTGATACTGCACGAGGAGGAAGGTCACAAGCTATACAGACACCTTACCACGTGGCGATGGATGTATGAGAAAGACCCTGAGGTTGCCAACATCGCGTGTGACTACGTTATCAACATCAAGATATACGATGACAATGCACGCGATGGTTTTGCCAAGCTCCCTGAGTGTGGGTTACTCGACGAGAAGTACCGAGGCATGGACGAGGCGCAGGTGTTCAACTTACTGTATGAGGAGAAAGACCGATCAGACCCCTCTGATCCAGATGATGATGGTGACGATGGCGAGGGGACTGGTATCCCGATGGACAGCCACGACTGGGAAGGGGCTAAGGAAATGTCCCAAGACGAGCAAGATCAACTCGAACGTGATGTAGACGAGGCGATTCGACAGGGTGCTATGGCGGCAGGTAAGATGTCTGGCGGTGAAGCACGTGGGTTCGACGACCTACTCAAGCCACAGGTTGACTGGCGTGAGGTACTACGTGAGTTTATCCAGAACACGTGTGCAGGCAATGACTACGCTACGTATGCCCGACCCAATCGCCGCCTGATGTCGCAGGGTATTATCATGCCTAGTGGTGTGAGTGAGCAGGTGGGTGAGCTGATCGACGCTATCGACACGTCTGGTTCTATCGGACAGTGTGAGCTAAACGCGTTTATGTCTGAGGTCAAGGCTATCTGCGATACAGTCAAGCCTGAGAAGCTACGCCAATTGTACTGGGGTAGTAGTGTGGTGCGTGATGAGTCGTATGAGATGCACGAACTCGACGACATGCTCAAGACTACCAAGCCTGTTGGCGGTGGTGGCACTGATGTGAACTGTGTCACTGAGTATATGACCGAGCATTCCATCAAGCCCCAAGCTGTTATTGTTCTGACTGACGGTCACCTATACAACGGTTGGGGTGAGTGGTCGTGCCCTGTACTCTGGGTGATACTCGACAACGAGCGCGCTGTACCCACTACCGGCAAATGCCTACACATCAACTCAAGGGAGTTAAGATAATGACTAATAACTACGGGCGACACCCAATGCTAGAAGACCCCGCTGACTTTCAATCAAGCGAAGAACTACGTATGGATTGGAAAGATGCGGTCAACACCATTGACGACCTAGTAGGTTTCTATGGTGACTATATGAAGGAGTACCCTACCACGTCTGAGATAGACAGGCAGGACTACGAAGCAGTACAGCGTGCATGGGCACGAATCAAACAAGGCTAACCGATTAGACCCCTCTAATCGAACAACGAGGATATTATCATGACTAAATATATATACAATATGGAAACATTCCGAGAAGTAGAACGTAACTACGACAACACCAAACCCATACGTGGTAAGGGCAAGAACGCAGGTAAAGTACCCATCGGGTGTCGTACTCGCCCCCACGAGGAGATGGTCAAGGTCAACGACAACTGCTATGCACTGTACGATGAAACGTTCTGGTGGTGGAGAGAACACCGAGAGAAGTGGGCTGAGCATGGGCAAGCCGCAGTACTGTGGACGCGTGACCCTAAGAATAACACTGAGTCTGTCCGTATACGTAACACTGGTGTGGGTATGAACGCGTTGTGTAGAGTCGACTTCCTATACCACTTTCAACCTCGCTCCCTTACGGTTGTTACTAAGGGTTCTGGGCACTACGCCATACGTACTGGGGATGAGGATTACTATCTACCTAAGAATGTAATGCACACACGAGATCGACAGCCCACTAGTACAGGCTACGATGACTACATGCCTGACGATTCGTTCTCAGCATACGATGGTACGGACGTTACGTTTACGCGCACCATTGGCTCCCATGCGTGGACACTGACAAGTAAGCGACACTTCAAACCTCGCCCTAGAGTGAACAAGGAGCTGAAGGCACAGCACAAGCAGGGCATCGAGCAGACACGTGACTGGATGTGGTCATTGGCTATGGTGCTACAGAACACGTTGACATGGAAGACATGTAGCGATGCGAAGTATGCTCTTGAGGCGCGGAGTGCTAATGACATACGTGAGATTATAGCTGACCCCGATCACCCAATGCGATCTACACTTGCTACACACATACTGGGTAACGTGTACTTCAACCTTTCAGGGGGGTACGTCAACGGGTGGGGTAACGACAAAGCCATACAGATTGTGGATAACCCCGCACGATTCAAGGCATCATTCAACCGACAGGTGAACCACCTGTGTGGGTTCTCAAAGCTACAAGAAGTGGAGGCGTAACATGAAGAAGATTAAAATACCCAAGACCCCTAACTCAGACGCGCGTAAGCATGTGCAACGCCGAACCGCCTTCGAGGGTACTAACTTGTTTGCGGTACGTAAGAAGGTAGGTAGTGACTACCGCTATGTGGTGTACGCCTTCGGTACGCACTGGCCTATCTTTGTATTCGAGAAGGGGGTCTGGTATCAGAACGATACCGCCAAGCCCTATGATTCACGCATCGTTCAGCAGATGGTGGATCAGATACACCCACTCAAAGAGACAACCAAGATGGATGTCAAAACATTACGTCGGGTAGCAGTCGACGGGGCTAACGTACTGAAAGAGGTTATACTATGAACGCAATAAGAAACTCACTATCCCCAAGACCTTACAGAAACGTGGCAAGGGTATGTGATCTACGCACGCCCGACCTTGCCCACGAAGGTGAAGTAGAGGGAGGGATTCCAGTGGGCACGGGGCAGTTTGTCGCTGATGTATGTAAAGCCCTACGATGTGAGGTAGGCTTCAAAAAGTACAGTGACAGGCTTTATATGTATCACCCTAATGATATATTCGCCATGGGTTCGGTAACTGTTGGCGAAGTGACCCACAAGGGGGTGACTAGAATGTACTACACTATAGATTCTAGGCTCATAGCGAACGGACAGTACACGCAGGGTAGTAGAGACTATTACAGGAAGAAGTCTACCAATCCCGCAGTAGCCATACGCAATGCGAAGAAGTACCTGATACCTTTGTGTGCTAATGAGGTAATGGTAGCTACAGTGGAGGAGGCAAATGACACCAAGGGTGATGTTCGCAATAAGACTGAAGGCGCGAGGGATCGCGCTATAGTTAAATTAGGATTGAGGAGGGTAGCTAACAATAAAGCCGCACTAGTAGATAACCCTTGCTACAGCCAACTAATGATGTTGAGAGATCAAGGGGTAACTCTTAGTCCAGATGTGGAAGCTGCCTTAACGGAGATTACTGAGGAGCATGATAAGTTCAGAGCTATCGAAGAACAGAAGACTACGTTTTGGTACAGGCACAGTGAGCATAAGTGGTACAGCCGAACCAACTGTACTTCATATGGCGTGTACGTCGATGATGTCATACAGGAGTTTGCCACTGAGTGTGTACCCCAAGACGTGAAGAATAAGATAGACGTGTTGGCGATACTGCAAGGTGGAGACTATCAGCCGTCTATTGGGTACAAAGACCCAAGCAACAGGGTATTCTATGTCGCTGACTGAGGAACTCGAAGCCCACGTACTCTATCGCGTTTCACTACGCGGTGATACTGGGCAATACGAGGTGATAACTTTAGGTACGTTTGGAATTGACGACTCCCTACAGGGTGTGTATGATCTGGAAGACTTACCGCAGGGCGTGCAAGAAAAGCTAGCTGTACTGCGGGTATACAACGGCACCACCCTAGATGGGTTTGGTAGGCGTATCGACGACAATATATTTTGGATATATAAATAGGAGAATAGTATGAGTGCATTAGATGGTTTTATCCTCGCGTTGATTCTGTTTTTTATAACCTTCTTAGTGGTACACGCAGTGATGTATAAGATGGAAGAGACACGCGCATGGAATCGTAGGCGTATACTGCAACGGAGGGCTAAGCGTGAAGATAAAGGTACATAAAGTGTTGGAGTCTGCGATAGAGGCAGGCATACACTTCGGGTACATGAGGGCGCATAAACATACGGACACCCCCAACCGTGCGCAGTTAGAGGGGGAGATAGAGCGTGAGATTTGGAACGCTATTTATGAAGTATTTATATTTGAGGACGAGATAGATGAATAAGCAAGAAATTAAAGATAAGATCGAAGACGCGCACGCTACTGCTGATAGACTACTGACGCAGGCTGAGCTTAGTTCTAAATGGAGTAGCGTGAAGTATTACATGGGCGAATCTGTTGGTGTAGTAACACGTTGGCACGCGTTGGCTGTAGTGGTTGTGTTGTTGTTAGCATTCTGGTCGCCCTTCTCAAGTGCCGCCTGTAGCTATAAGACTGACTCGTACGGCAACACCCGATACAACTGCGCAGGAACTAACGGCACTATGACTACGGACTCATGGGGTACTACACGTGACAGCCGTACGGGTACAACGTACAAGACTGACGCATGGGGCACTACACGTGGCTCTGATGGTACGAGTTGGAAGACTGACTCATGGGGTACTACACGTTTCAACGATGGTACTACATCTAAAACTGACGCATGGGGCAACACACGATACAGCGATGGTACTGTGTGTAAGGCTGACGCATGGGGAACAACGAGGTGTAACTAGTGAGAGGACGTACGCATGGTGGGAAGGGTAGCAATGCCCGACCCACCGACACTGAGAAATTCAACGACAACTTCGACCGTATCTTCGGTAAGAAGTCGGTCACTGGTATCAAAGAGGACGGCAAGCATGGCGATGACACCGGAAGCAAAAGTAAAAAAGAAAGTGGTGGAGCAACTAAAAGCTCTTAACGCATACTACTTTTTCCCCGCCACTGGTGGGTATGGTAAGTCTGGAGTACCTGACGTGGTTGGGTGCTATGACGGTAACTTCTTTGGTATCGAATGTAAGGCGGGTAAGAATACACCAACAGCTTTACAGGAGATGAATCTCAAAGAGATAGCAAACAGTGGTGGTATATCTCTGGTAATCAATGAGAAGAATGTGGAGTACGTAGCACAGATTCTCACTGGTACATATATAGACCCCGACCAAATGGAAATGTTCTGATGGGGTTCCTAATACCATCAAAGCCTGTAATGGAAGTGGAGCTTGAACCTATCGAGGTTACTATCCGCAGGGAACAAGCTCGGCTACAAGACATCGAGTTCGACACCGATGAAAAACCAAACACCTACATGCTTGACTACATGCGATCTGAACGCGCACGTGGTATCACGCAGTGGGTAACAAACTTATAGAGGAATAGTTATGGGCATAAACGACACTACCCCCGAACAGTGGGACGCGTTACGTAAGAAGCACGGTTCAGAATTATTGGACAAGTATGAGAAGTACCTAGAAGAGCGCACGATAGATGAAGAGAATCTAGCCAATCTGCTTCAGTACCAGTGCATGGTAGAGAATCCTCCGCACTACAACGCCGGAGGTATTGAGTGTATAGAAGCTATCAAAGCATCTATGTCTACCGAATCATACACGGGCTACCTGAAGGGTAACGTACAGAAATACGTTTGGAGGTATGAAGATAAGAATGGGGTGGAGGATCTGCGTAAAGCGCAGTGGTACCTGAACAAGCTTATTGCTGAGGTAGAGTGGGAGGAGTAATGGACTTAATTACGTTGGACTTCGAGACGTACTATGACAAAGACTTCTCGCTACGTAAGATAACTCTTGAGAACTACATCCGCGACCCTCGCTTTGAGATAGTGGGTGTAGGTATCAAGGTAAACAATGGGGATACAGAGTGGGCATCGGGTACACACGAGGAGTTACATGATTACTTACATACTTTCGATTGGAAGAACAGCATGGTACTGGCTCACAATACTATGTTTGACGGTGCTATACTCAGTTGGCTTTTCAATATCCGTCCTCGTATCTGGGCTGATACTTTGTGTATCGCTCGTGCTTTACACGGTGTTGAAGTGGGTGGCAGTCTTGCGGTGTTGGCTGAACGATACGGTATCGGCAAGAAAGGAACTGAAGTCCTCGACGCAATGGGACTTAGAAGATTAGACTTCTCTGACGAACAGTTAGACAGCTACGGCGATTACTGCATCAACGATGTGGAACTAACATATATGTTATTTTCCAAGATGGGTAAGGGGTTTCCTAAAAAGGAGATGCGCATCATAGACATGACGTTACGTATGTTTATCGACCCCGTTTGAGCTAGACCTACCACTATTGGAAACGCATCTGGGTAACGTGAAGCAGAGAAAGTTAGACCTTATAGAATCATCTGGCGTTACCAAGACAGACCTTATGAGTAACCCTAAGTTCGCCAAGTTACTAGAAGCTGAGGGTGTTGAGCCTCCGATGAAGACTAGCCTTACTACAGGTAAGCAGACGTACGCGTTTGCCAAGTCTGACGAGGCGTTCAAGGCACTACAAGACCACGAGAACCCACGCGTGCAAGCACTAGTGACATCAAGATTAGGCACGAAAAGCTCCCTCGAAGAGACACGTACGGAGAGGTTTATAGGTATAGCCAAGCGGGGATTACTGCCGGTACCTGTTAGGTACTACGCCGCGCACACTGGTAGGTGGGGAGGCGATGATAAGATTAACATTCAAAACCTACCGAGTCGTGGTGTGAATGGTAAGGTATTGAAGAAGAGTATCGTCGCACCGGAGGGGTACGTGTTGATTGACTGTGACTCGTCTCAGATCGAAGCACGTGTACTCGCATGGTTGGCAGGGCAGGACGACCTAGTACAAGCGTTTGCCAATCAGGAAGACGTGTATATAAAGATGGCGGCACGTATCTATAACATACCCGAGGGGGAGGTGACTGCCGAGCAGAGGTTCGTAGGCAAGACTACCATCCTAGGTGCAGGGTACGGCATGGGTGCGGTGCGATTCGCTGAACAGTTGAAGACCTTTGGCACTACTATGGAACCCGCCGAAGCTAAAAGGGTAGTACAAATCTACCGCGATGCTAACTGGAAGATCGCACAGCTCTGGCGTTCGTCACAGCACATGTTGGTTAGCATGTCGCGTGGAGACGACTTTACGTATGGGGCTAACAACATAGTACAGTGTAAGTCACACAGGAAAACAGCGGGTATCAAGTTGCCGTCAGGGTTGTGGATGAAGTACGCCGACCTAGACTACGAGCAAGGTGAACGTGGGCCAGAGTTTAGCTACATGACTAGGCGTGGGCGCACACGTATATACGGTGGTAAGGTGGTGGAGAACATATGCCAAGCTATTGCCAGATGTATTATGGGTGAGCAGATGTTAGACATCGCTAGAAAGTACAAGATCGCACTGACAGTACACGATTCCGTGGTATGCTGTGTAAAGGAAAGCGAAGTAGATGAGGCACGTGAGTACATTGAAGCGTGTATGAATACGACCCCCGCATGGGCTGATGGGCTACCCATCACTTGTGAATCGGGTATTGGTAAATCATACGGAGAAGCAGGATGAGTGATGATAAAGTTATTTCAATGGATGACTTTCGGCAGACCGAGAGAGACTTGGAGGCCGGAGTTACTCCCAAACGTGTTACCCAAGCCGTAGACACTCGTGTTGGTTGGACTAAGGTGATACTGGTAGGTAGGGGCGATGAGTTACTAACATTAGTGGAGCAAGGTTATGATGAAGGCGACGAGGAGAACTCTATCGGTGGTGTGGCTTTGGACTACGATGAACTGTTGGAGGTTATGGAGCAACTTAAATTGTGTGCGGAGAAAATGGAGGAGCTTTCGACTGATGTCAAATAGAGTAGTGGAGTTGGTATGCGTATTCGGTGGGGGCTTTATAGTCGGTAGCGTTTTAGTAGCAGTGTTTATCGCACTACAAAAACTTGTGATGGAGTTACTATGAGTAAGGTATCCCCATGGTCATTCTCAAGGATCAAATCTTTTGAGCAGTGCCCCAAGAAGTTCTACCACCTGAAGGTATCCAAGGACTTCAAAGAACCGGAGACCGAAGCTATGTTGTACGGCACTGCCGTACACTTGGCGGCAGAAGAATACATACGTGATGGTACCCCCATCCCCGCCAAGTTTGGCTATGTGAAACCCGTGTTAGATAGTTTGATGAAGTTCAAGGGTGAGTTCCTATGTGAGTATGAAATGGGACTTACCGAAGACCTAGAAGCGTGCGGGTTCAAGGCAGATGATGTGTGGTACAGAGGTATCGCTGACTTGGTTATACTTAATAAGGAAGAGAAGACCGCGTACGTTATTGACTACAAAACAAGTAAGAACACTAGATACGCAGACAAAGGTCAGTTAGAATTGATGGCATTAGCTACCTTTAAACACTTCCCAGAAGTAGAAACCGTTAAGGGTGGCCTGTTGTTCGTAGTGTGTGAAGAGCTTATAAAGGATGAGTATAAGAAAGAAGATGCTCCGAAGCTATGGGCAAAGTGGTTAGGTGACTACAAGCGTATGGAGAAAGCATTCGAGAACGATGTATGGAATGCCAATCAAAGTGGGTTATGTCGTAGGCACTGTATCGTAACTGAATGTGTACATAACGGTAGAAACTAATGCCATACAAGAATAAAGCTGATCGTAAGAAACAGACCAACCCCCCTTGCGGTAGTCCGGCGCATGAAGCACGTATGGAAAGACAGCGTGCAAGACGAGCGTTCGATAAGGCTAACGGCTACGCGAAGCGTAAGGGTAAAGACCTGAGTCACAAGAAGGCGTTAGCAAAAGGTGGCTCTAATAAGGATGGGTACTACGTGGAGTGTTCAAGTAAGAACCGCGCACGTAACGGTAAGACCAAGAAGAAATAAGTGTAGGTCGATGTGGTGGACGCTTGGTGTGATGCGTCATTAAACAAAGCGGTATGCCTTTGTATCCTCTGGGGCCGGTGGCGACACCAACCGTAAAAATCGCATTAGCTCACCTAAGGTTTAGTTGATACCTTGCATATGTCGGAGTTAGCCCCACCGGAGCGAAGGGGGCCACCAAATTCAAAGCGCGTTGTGGACACCCACTTCGTGCTATTTCGTATCGGAGCGACTAAATGCAGATAATTGATAATAAGGCGTTACTACTTAAACTACGTAACCCTTCGCAAGTGACAACGGTAATACCCAAGAGTAAAGACCTAGGCAACAACAAGGTGCTAGTTAGTTGGGGGTTAGAAGAAACACAGGTACTACGTAACCTAAATATAAACGTGCCCTCGCCTATACTATCTACCTACGATTGGACAGGTAAGTATCACCCCTTCGATCACCAGAAAGCTACAGCGGCTTTCCTGACACTAAATAAGAAAGCATTCTGCTTCAACGAGCAGGGTACTGGCAAGACAGCAAGCTCTATCTGGGCGGCTGATTACTTAATGAACATGGGCTTAGTCAAACGTGTTCTGGTTATATGTCCTCTATCTATTATGGACGCGGCATGGCGTAACGACTTGTTTAGCTTTGCTATGCACCGGTCGGTTGAGGTGGCGTACGGCGCGAAGGATAAACGTAAAGCGATAATCCAAGGGGACGCTGAGTTCGTTATCATCAACTACGATGGTGTAGCTATTGTAGAGGAGGCTATTGCTGATGGAGGGTTTGACCTAATCATTATTGATGAGGCTACCCACTATAAGAATCCACAGACTACTAGGTGGAAGACCTTAAACAGGATACTCAAACCTAGTACGTGGCTATGGATGATGACTGGCACGCCCGCCGCACAGAGCCCCACCGATGCGTATGGCATCGCCAAGTTAGTAAACCCAACGGCAGTGCCAAGGTTCTTTGGTTCTTTCCGAGACCAAGTGATGCGTAAGGTAACTAACTTTAAGTGGGTGCCTAAGGAGGATGCTACGGACACAGTGTATAACGTACTACAACCTGCGATACGTTTCACGAAGGATGAGTGTCTAGACCTGCCAGACATGGTATACGTACGGCGTGAGGTAGAACTTACTCGGCAGCAGAAGAAGTACTACAAAGAGTTGAAGAGTAAGATGGTCATGGAGGCGGCGGGGGAACAGATCACTGCGGCTAACGCGGCAGTCAACATGAATAAGCTACTACAAATATCTGCGGGTGCTGTGTATACCGACCTAGGAGATTCGTTAGAGTTCGACATCAAGCACAGATACAAGGTACTACGTGAGGTAATTGATGAGTCTAGTAAGAAGGTATTAGTGTTCGTACCGTTCAAGCACACCATCGACATGCTGACAGAGAAACTACGTAAGGACAAGATAACCACCGAGGTAATACGTGGTGACGTACCTGCATCCAAGCGCACCGAGATATTTAAAAGATTCCAAGAGAGCGACGACCCTCAGGTACTAGTCATTCAACCTCAGTCTGCGGCACACGGTGTGACCCTAACTGCGGCGAATACAGTTGTGTGGTGGGGGCCAACAAGCTCACTAGAAACCTACGCGCAAGCCAACGCACGTGTGCATAGATCAGGACAGGATCAGAAGTGTACGATCGTACAGTTAGCGGGTAGCCACGCAGAGAGACGCGTTTACGCTCTATTAGATAACAGAATAGACGTTCACACAAAGATGATTGATTTATACAAAGAAATACTTGACTAGCTAATGGATAGCTAATAAAGTGTACGACTCACCACGAACGGAGGTTATGATGAGCAACGCAGAGAAGCTGACGGAGGTGTATTTAAAGATAAAAGATAGACGTTCGGAATTATCAGCTAAGTTCAAAGAAGAAGACGGGAAGTTGGTAGAGCAGATGGATAAAGTCAAGAAGGCTTTGCTCGAATACTGTAAGGAACACGGTGTAGATAGTGTTAAGACCGGAGCAGGTTTGTTCTACCGATCTGCCAAGACTAGGTACTGGACTAACGATTGGGACTCTATGTATAAGTTTGTTTTAGAACACGAGGCGTTAGAGCTGTTCGATAAACGACTGAACCAGACACACGTAAAGCAGTTTCTGGAAGAGAATCCTGACCTACTACCTAAAGGTCTTAATGTAAATTCAGAATACGTAATATCAGTAAGGAAGAAATAATGGAAAAGAAATATGTATCAATCGAGGGGGTTGCCAAGTACTTCAGTATTTCAATATCAACCGCCCGATCTTGGATTCGTAAGGGAGAGATCCCTGCCAGTACTTATATAAAGGTAGGTAGCACATACCGCTTTAACCTAGACGCATTAGACGCGGCTTTGACTGGCACCCCAGAAGATGTAATGGCAGTAGATGATAGTGCTTTGGGTTGGTCATCTGATCCATCGGATGATGTGTAATGAGACGCCGAATCGCCCTACGTGGTGGAGAGATAAGAACCATCGACGGTGACGTAGCATCACAGGCTAAGGACTCAATAGATGTAGTTATTGTAAATGCCGCGCCTGTAGCTAGGTATTATTACTCGGAGTCATTCGATCCCAATGTAGCAAAGGCTCCAATCTGTTGGTCAGGAGATACACAGCGTCCTTCACCGGACATACCTGATGATCAGAAGCAATCCTCCAGATGTATGGACTGCCCTCAGAATGTTAGAGGTTCAGGTTCGTTTGGTGGTAGAGCGTGTAGGTTCTCACAGAGACTTGCTGTGACACTTACAGAAGACCCAAGTGTAGTTTATAGACTACAAATACCCGCTACTTCGATATACGGTAGAGGGAGTAATGGCAACATGCCACTGCAAGAGTACGTGAAGTTTCTATCCGCACGTGGCTCGAACACTACAGGCATTGTTACCAGAGTATATCTTGATGAAGAAAGTGCAGTACCTAAACTCTTTTTCAAACCCATCCGTTCATTGAACGAGGAAGAGTTGGACGTAGCAGATCAGATGATCTCACACTCCGACACAGTTGCGGCTATACAGACAGACGAGTATACCGTAGCTCAAGTAACTTCCCCTTTTGATGAAGTAGATGGATTTGAATTTGACGCAAATTAAATTATAGGAAAATTGATATGACACATTTAGTAAGCAACGTAGAAATCCTTTACCCACGTGTAAACCAGTGCTACCGATTCGATAACGCTGAGAACAAGAGCGTTCCATGTGATGCGTTTGAAGATGGCGCGAAGTATGAGACACAGTTCCGTATGGATAAAGACCAAGCCAAGGCACTGTACAAAGCTATGGCTACTGCGTACGCAGAACGTAAAGAGAAGACGTGGCCTGAGAAGTTAGAGATGCCATTCAAGAAAGATGATGATGGTAAGTACGTAGGTAAAGCTGTACTTAAAGGTGCGTATGGTAAAGATGCTACCGCCAAACCTAAGCAGTACGATGCCAAGAGCAAAGAACTTCCTGAGGACTTTAAGCTCACCACTGGTAGTGTTGGTAACATCGCAGTTGTGTTTGTACCTTACAACATGCGTGACAATGGTGTATCACTACGCCTTAAAGCAGTACAGGTTATCAAGTACCAAGAGCCACAATCTGCGGCTTCACCGTTCGATGTTGTTGACGGCTTTGAATTAGAGGTTGACGAAAACCCATTTGAAGTGCAAACTCCCAAAGCTGCTCCACAAGAAGCAGTAAGTGATGACATCTTTGAGGACGAACCAAAGAAAGTCTCTGAGCCTAAGAAGGTAGTAAAGAAATCGGCTCCCGCACCAAAAGATGATGCTGACCTTGCATCAATCGTCGATGAATGGGACGACTAAGTTAGTCTCTTAGTAAACTAATCCCACAGCTAGGATATATTCTGAAAAGGGCACTTCGGTGCCCCTGCTGTGGCGACTCTCGGAATTAGGTAAAGGTTATGAATGTAGAAGTATTTCTTAGAAAGACGTTGGGGAACGAAGGAAATTACTGCTTATTCGCAAGTCGCACTACAGATAGCCGCCGGATACAGAAGTTCTATGATTCTATAGGGCATCTAGCTGACGCGGCGCGTAAGTATGACAAAGATGGTTTCGATTCTTATTTTGCATTAAGTACATTTAAAGAATCAAACTCGCGGAAAGTAGATAATGTGAAACACCTGAAGTCGTTCTTCCTCGATTTAGATTGTGGTGAAGGGAAAGAATACCCAGACCAAGCAGAGGCACTCGACGCACTAAACAATTTTTGTGTAGCTCAGAAGCTACCAAGACCCATGCTAGTCAACTCAGGCCGAGGCGTACACGCTTATTGGTTCCTGACTGACGAAGTAACTCTAGACGAATGGTTGCCGGTAGCAGAGCGCCTCAAGAAGCAGTGTGTTGTACACGGGCTACTTGCAGACCCCTCGGTTACAGCAGATGCGGCACGGGTACTACGTGTACCTAAAACGCGTAACCATAAGACGAACCCACCCTGCCCTGTAGATTACTTTGCGGCTAGTACTCCTGACCCCATAGACTTCGATAAGTTCTCTGAGTTAGTTGGTGGCCCTGTGATACTCGCACCAACACGTGCTAGTGGCGGAGCTAACGCAGTGATGCAGACCCTTATGGGTAACACCGAATCCTCCTTTAAAGACATCATAGTTAAGACTATGGAAGGTAGAGGGTGTGAGCAGTTAAAGACTATATGGAAAGACCAAGAGAACTGTAGCGAACCTATGTGGCGTGCAGGGTTATCCATAGCCAAGTTCTGTTCGGATTCAGAATCAGCGGCACGTAACATATCCAAGAATCACGAAGGGTATAACCCAGAAGACACTGCGGCTAAGATGGATGGTATTAAAGGGCCATACCTATGTACGTCTTTTGATGAGTTCAACCCTGATGTATGTGGCGACTGCCCAAACTGGGGGAAAGTTAAATCCCCTATCACACTAGGTAACAAAGTACTCCGCGCCGCGCCATCGGATAACGTGGTAGAAGCTCCGGCTCTACACTTACCTAACAGCCCAACCAGTACGTACACCATACCTGAATACCCTAAGCCATACTTCCGAGGACAGAACGGTGGTGTGTATATACGCAGTCGTAATGAAGATGGGGATATGGACGAGACCCCTATATACCACAACGACTTGTACGTAGTGAAACGTATCCTAGATGAGGAGATAGGAGAGGCTGTGGTAATGCGTTTACACCTCCCTCGTGATGGTGTACGTGAGTTCACTGTACCCCTAACCTCAGTTACATCTCGTGAAGAGTTCCGTAAGCAGATGGCAATGCAAGGTGTAGCTGTAACTAAGATGGATGACCTTATGAATTACACTACCACATGGGTTAATGAGCTACAGGCTAACAGTACAGCCGATGCCGCCCGTAGACAGTTTGGTTGGACAGACGATAACTACGATGCGTTTGTACTAGGCAACCAAGAACTGACCGCAACAGAGACTAAGTTCAACCCTCCCTCTACGACCACTGTCGGACTGATGCACCTGTTCGAGCCAAAGGGGACGTTAGATGAGTGGAAGAGCATGGCTAACTTCTATAACAAAGATGGCTTTGAGATGCACCAGTACATAGTAGGTACAGCGTTTGGGTCTCCTCTCATGGAGTTCTCCCCCATCGCTTGTGCAGGGTTCCACATCCACAGTAAGGACTCTGGTGTGGGTAAGACTACAGCTATGTTCGTGGGGGCATCAGTATGGGCAGAGCCAGAAGGTATGGTGCTGTCAGAGAATGACTCACAAGCGTCACGTATGAACCGTGGCGAGGTGTACCATAACCTACCTCTATACCTCGATGAGATGACCAATGCTAAGGGGGAAGACCTGTCTAACCTCATCTACCAAATCTCTAGTGGTAAGCAACGTAATCGTATGTCGGGAGGCAGTAACGCAGAGCGCGCACGTGGTAAGCCATGGAGTCTACTGGCGGTTAGTACAGGCAACACTAGTATCATTGAGCGGGTAAGCATGGTAAAGAACATGCCGAAAGCGGAAGCCCAACGCATGATGGAGACTAAAGCGGTCAAGCTGTTTACTGATTCTGACTCTAAGGCACTGACGGACGAGCACGCGAAGAGAGCTACCACAGTGTACGGACATGCCGGCCCTATATACATACGTTACATAATGAGGAACGTTGATCAGGTTAAGGCGCTACTAGCTAACGTACAGCAACGTATTGACACTGCCGCAGGGCTAACCGCAGAGAACCGATTCTGGTCAGCAGGGGCGGCGGCTACAGTTACTGGAGTTATTATAGCTAACAAGTTAGGACTGATTGATTACGATACCAAAAAACTGATGGCCTATGTTGTCAGACTACTTAAAGAAAATAAGAACGGAGTAAATGATATGAACAGTTCTGTAACAGATACACTGAATGATTATATCCACGAGAACTGGGGTAGCATTCTAAAGATCAAGAGCACTGACGACCTACGCAAACAGAATGATAACGGGCTAGACAATTTAGTTATCCCCGAACTAGACCCTAAGATTCGTTTGGTGGGTAGGTATGAGACAGACATCAAGCGTGTGTACTTGATA